TCAGCTCACTTTCGATAGGTCCAGGGTCCAGGTCTCTGCCACGGCGTTCGTGGCGTTCGGCTTCACGCCGGCCAGCTTCAGCCGGGCATACACCCGGCCAACAACGGGCCGGCCGGCGGCGTTGATCTCGTAGCGCCAGCCACGGGCATCCAGCCAGGCGCGCTGGGCTGCTTTCGATTTCCGGCCGATCAAGGTTGCCAGCTCCTCGCTGTCGAGGAACTCAGATACTTCGGGCATAGGGAGTCCTTCGCCGGCCGGCGGCTAGCGGTGTGGGATAATTGGACGGTGATGAGAGAAATGTCGGCCCACCCCGCCAAGGCCATAAAGCGCTTCCGTCAGGACAAGCAGGTGGCCTCGTCGTAGCGACGGTCTTTGGCGTGCAGCCTAGTAGATGAGCGATCTTCACGATTGGCAGGTCTTGCTCCAGTAGCGTCAGCACCTCCTGCCTGGTCTGGCATACCCTCACCGAGGGCTGGATGAGGTTATCGCTGTGATTCTTGATTTATTGATGTCTTAAAGAAGCCGTCTACGGTTGGGCCGAACAAGGCACTGAAAGTCTGGCGGCGGAAACCACAGGCGGCGTACTATTATTTAATTTTAAGTCATTTAAATCGTCCATTGGGAGGTGGTTTCAGTTGAAAAGTAGCGATGAGACTATGCTTGAGAAGGTGTTGGGTAGTACTTCGGCAAAAGCTATAGCAACTGTAGTTGCAAGTACTACAGTTGGCCCGCTTGGAGCATTGCTTCCAGTTCTTGTAGATTGCATACCTAATAAACGTTTTCAAGCTAGAGTGGATCGTCGAGTTCAAGAGTTGCAGTTACTGCTTTTGGAACATAAGGATAAGTTAAATAATCTTGAGGATGCCCAGTATAACTTGCTGAACGATGTGCTCTCAGCAACGCTGCACACAGTGAGCGAGCAAAAGCTTACCTATCTAAGGAATGCAGCTTTGAATTGCCTGGATAGCGCACCTAAAGATGATTACAAAGCAGTTGTCTTGGGTCGCATCGTTAGGGATGTATCAGTAGACGAGATTAGCTTTTTGATAGACTTTAATGGGAAGCAAATCCTTAAGGCGGGTCGGATAGGTCCTCATCAGGAAGGCAAGACTGTAATAATAAATACAACAGCTCCTGATAGTTTGCAGGTTGATAGTCTGGTGAATCTTGGTTTGTTAACGGCCAATTCCGGATCTTCCCTGGGAGGGGTGGAGTATTTTTACACAACATGGGCATATGATCTGTTGAGGTTGATAGAGTCCCCCGTTGGGCCGGAGTAACTTCATGCTTATGTTTGTCGAGCAAGCTTACTTTTGATTGTAGCTTGGTAAGCAACTTATCGCCGATTGGATGAAGGCTATGGCCGCTTCCGCGTTGATCGCGTTGCCGTAGGCGCGCAGGCGTCCCACTCGGGCGGGAGCCCCATCAGCCAGCGGGAATGTGCCGGGTTCAACTGCCCGCCACTTTCCATCCCGGCAGAAAAGCCAGTCAGCATCTGACCAGAAGCCGTTAGCCGGGCCGGCTGGTCGTGGATCAGGTAGCGAACTGCGTCCTTTAGGTTGATCTGGTGTCCTTGTTCCTTGCGGCGCTCCGGGTCCTGTCCAAACCCCCTTAGGCTCTGCGGCGTCCCTGCGTTTGGTGTTGGCCAGGCCGCTAGCTGCACTTGCAGATTCAGAGGTGTGAGGCTCACCCCGCACCGACCGCCCAGCTGACTCTTTCGCTCCAAGAAGCGCTCTGGCGTTCCGCCGCACTCGTTCGCCGTTGGAGTTCCCCACCCGGTTAGAACCGCGGCGTGGTTCAACGTGATGTTTTTGGTTGTGAACCTGAAGCCTGGATGCCGAAGCGCGTCGGTCGCTGTTGCGGTGGGCCACCCAGTAGGCTCGATCGCGGATGTTCGGAGCACCGACGCCCGCAGCCGGGAACGGGATGGCCCCGAAGGAGTACGCCATGGCTTCCAGGTCAGCCTGTACAAGGTCGATCCAAGGGTCTGCGTCTTTGCTCGCAACCTGCTCTCCAAAGACGACTGAAGGCTGGCGCTCGCGGATGAGCCAATGGAAGTCCGGCCAGAGATGCCGCTCGTCATCAAACCCAGCTCCCGCGCCTGCCTGGGAGAAAGGTTGGCAAGGACAGGAACCGGTCCAAACAGGTCGATCATCTGGCCATCCGGTGCGGCGAAGAGCGTAGGACCACACCCCGATGCCGGCGAAGAAATGGCATTGGGTGTAGGGCTCGAGGTCGGTTGGTCGAACATCGCGGATGTCCCTCTCGTCCACGTCGCCAGGCGCGATGTGCCCGGCGGCAATTAGGTTGCGCAGCCACGCGGCCGCATACGGATCGATCTCGTTGTAGTAGGCGGGCATGGGCTTCTCGGTGGGTTCAAGCCGCTGGTGCATCGTGGATCAGGTCCATCTGCCCGGCGCCGTATCTGAATGCAGTCGCCGACCAGGATCTGCTGGAGCTGGCTCATGGGAATTCCTTTCGTTTTATCGCGGCAAAAGCCAGGCGATCGCCTACGCTGAAAGGGCGTCACTACCCATCAGCGCAGGAGGCCGTTATGGCTAAAGGTGGAAGTGGTAAAGGCTCGAGTGGATCAGGCAAAGGCAGCGGGTCTGGAGGACGGGGACCCTCTAGTCATCCAGGGCCAGGCGGGAATTGGCCAAGCACTACTGGAGGACCGTCTGGCGGCAACCGCGGGAACGCTCCTTCTGGCAAGAAGTGATGGTGCGATTGGCTCTGGGCTGGCTCTGTAGCCAGCTCAGGTCAGCCAGAAAATATGCTTAAATGAGACCGATGTGGCGCTAGGCGGGATTGTTTAGCGAATTAGTCAGGGAGAGACGGTTGGACTATCACCTCTTCAACATTGGCGGTAAGGGAACTGATCCTCAATGGCGCTGGATGCTGGAAGAGGGCGTCATCACCGCCGGTTTCGAAAACCAGCCAGGTGACAAGGGAGAAAAGCTTCTTCGCGGCTTGCCTGAGGGTGACCTCGTTGTCGCGTATGCCAATCGCAAGGGATACATTGGGATCGGTCGTATCCAGCCTGAAGACTCCTATCGCCTGATTCCTGAAGCGGAGCTGCCTGTGTGGAAAGGTGCAAGGCACCGCCACTATCGCTCGGTCGAATGGGTCTTGGTGGTTCCTTCACTGAAAGATGCTGTGCCCATCTCGGCAGCAGAGAAACGCTTCCCCAGGCATACCTGCGAAACCCTGGACGTGGCCCTCGGGGAGCACATTAGGGAACTGCTGCGAGCCGCAAATGCGGCTGCGGTAGATGGAGTGCTCGCCGAGGCGACCGTCGCCAAAGTAACAGCAAACGCCGGTTCTCCTTCCGACGCTTCTAAGCCCGCTGCCGGCCGTCTACCGGCTGAGCAGCTCCGCAAGGTCACGTCGGAGTTCATCTGGCAGGCGGTGCAGGATCTGCTGCAGGGCGTCACCGTTGAAGGGTTCGCCGAGTCGACTGACTACGATCTCCTGGCTGACGGCATCAGGTTGGCCCCGAAGCAGGTGTTTGGCCTCGCCGGTACTGCCGCGCTCGGCTTCCAGCTCAAGCCCTCTCACTTCACCGCCGGGAAGGGCAGTCTTTGCTTTGAGCTCCTCCAGGCCGCTGGCTTCCAGATCGTGCCAAAGGGAGATGTACCTCCAGTGCTGGACCTACCGATCGAGCCCGAAGAAAAGGAATGGGCGGAGGGGCAGGTCAAGCTGGTCCAGCACCTGAAGAAGGAGCGATCGGCAGGCCTCTCGCAGGCGAAGAAAGATGCCTTCAGGAAGCAGCATGGGCGTCTCTTCTGCGAGGAGTGTCTGCTAGATCCTGTCCAGGTATGGGGACTCGCCGGCGAGGCATGCATCGAGGTGCATCATGACGAGGTCCACGTCGCCGACATGAAACCCGGTCACCTGTCTTCGCTGGAAGAGCTCAAATGCCTGTGCGCGAACTGCCATCGCGTTCTACACCGGAAGCTAAGGGATCAGCTGGCGAAAATCCATTCGGCTTAGGCCTCCCTGTCAATCACCTCGAACTCGGCTTCGGCCAGCTCGCAGAAGAATGAGCAAGAAGGAATCTTCTCGTTGCGGCGGACGGGGCCTGGTGGAATGTCACGTAGTGAGTAGCGCACATTCGTCTCGCGATCGCGGAAAAGGTACGAGCCTGGCCCTAGATCATCCTGGATCAGGCACAATGCCTCGAACTGCTCGGGGAAGTCTTCGCGGATGGCGCGGAAATAGCCTTCGCCACCCTTCACGCAGCCAATGCAGTTAGCGTTCTCGTAGCCCATCAGGTACATCAGCGGCAGCTCGATGCCCGCGCGCTGGATCATGGCCTTGCAGTCCTCTTTGCCAAGCCCGCGATCGATCAGTGGCGCGATAACCGGTCGGTCCGGATTGCGCTCGCGAAAGTCTTCGAGCCTTTCGGTCTCTTCGGCTGTGTAACCGAGCACCATCGCATCCCCAGGCTGCTTCCAGTTGTCGAGTAGGCGGCGCTTCAGGATCTTCGTGCAGACCGCGCCTTTACGGCCCTTGATGTAGCGCTCGCGGCGAAACACCTCCAGTACATCGGCGCCGTACTTCTCGTCACGCAAGACGGTGATCGGATGGCCGAACCACCTTTCGCAGTCCTGGGCGAACCGCCGATTGTCTTCATGCTCATTGGCCAGGAAGGCGTTGACGATCTGCACGTCGTGGGTGGCGCTGTATTCGGCCAGTGCAAGCTTGGTTGCTACGGCGGATGCGGCGCCGCAGCTGAACTGGCAGACGATACGCTGTGGCTTCTCCGAGCCGAACGAGGCCTGCCGTTGGAATGCGGTCATTTTCGGTTTCCTTCGAAGGTGGAATCGGTGAGTGCTAGATAAAGGATGACAAATTCGCGAAAAATGTGTTCTCTGTCATTTTGGCGCAAAACTGCAAGGAGCGATTGATGAGCCAGGGACAGCATGATGAGGCGCTTGAGGCTGCGAAGCGCGTATATGAGCAATGTATCGAAATTCGAAATTTCGAAATAAGCCAGCTAGCAAGTCGCAATAACTTCTTGATGATTTTTCAAGGCGTGCTCTTTGCTGGTTTGGTTCAATCAGCTGGAGCTTTTCCAATAATATCTTTTATGGCTTGCCTTACCGGTTTTTTGGTTTCTTGGTATCAAATGCAAATTGCTGCGGGAGCGAAGTACTGGCAAGAACATTGGGAGCACGAGCTCAAAGCTGCTGAAGAGCGCTTGCTTGAACTTTTAAATATAGGGCCTCGGATTCCGATAAGGCTATTTTCTAAAAGCTCTGAAGAAATCAGAGAAAATGTCGGTGCCAGGCTTACAGAGGCAAGCTGTAATGTGTTGATAAAATCACTGATATTAAATAAATACTCCGTTAGCAGGGTTCCTATAAAGCTTGGGATCGCTTTAATGGTTGTGTGGTTGGTTCTATTGTCGTGCACTCTCAATCTTGGTTTTTTATTATCTGCCCCTGATTTAATCGCAGGTTTTAGAAGGTGAAGGGAAAAATTAATGGCGCGGATAAATGTGGATGACTTGGATCCATCTATAGAGCCAGACGGTGAAAAGCTTCATCGTGTAATTCATCAAGCTTTTGCTGCTGTCCCTGTAGCCGGGGGGTTGGCTGCGGCACTATTCAATTCCTTTTTCGAATCGCCGCTTACGAAACGGCGTACAGAATGGATGTTCCAGATTTCAGAAGTCGTTAATGAGTTATTTGACGATGGGGTTCTAACGGAGGCAACTCTTGGAGAGAATGAGGTCTTTGTTAGTACAGTAGCCCAGGCATGCACTATCGCTATGCGGAATCATCAGCAAGAAAAACTTGAGGCATTACGGAATGCTGTTAAGAATTCAGCCCTAAGTTCGTGTCCCGAAGAGGACTACAGGCAGATGTTTTTAAACTTTATCGATACATGTACCGTGTCTCATCTGAAATTGCTGCAGTTCTTTTCTGATCCAGGATCTTGGCGTCGGAAGCACGGAAAAGCGTTTCCAGTACAAACGAATCGGAGCATTGTCGAGGACGCTATAGAGGAGCGGTTTCCAGAGTTGGTTGGAAAAAAAGACATGTATGTTTTGATTTGGAGCGACCTTTCCGTCAAGGGATTTCTAAACTCTGATGGTTATACCAGATCTGCAGCCGACGGTTTTACCTCCCCTAGGTTAACAGGCATAGGTAAAGCATTGCTGGCATTTGTTAGTTAGTTTTTATATTGCAGCTGATTACTTGGTTTTAGACGGGGCCTTTTTGCGGGTAATCCGAGAGTGCTAGCTGAGTGCCCCTGTTAAACACTCGCCTGCACCTTTAGGTCACCTGCGGTCACGCCGCCCTGGATCCACACCTGCTGGATACCCGCCGGCACCTTGGCCATCGGTTCCTTCATCGTCCCGGCCATGAGCGCGCTGTCGAGGTCACCGGAGCGAGTCTAGGCCAGCAGCAGCTTCAGCGCCTAGGCGGCCGTTGAGCGCCCGCACGTCGAATCCAGATGCAGGCGCGCCAATCAGGATCCGGTGTTGGTCCCCAGGATGGTCCGTTGTTGTGTAGACGGGCATTGCAGTGACGGCAGAGCCGCGGATAGATTGGCAGTCCTAATAGGGCGATATCTACGAAAGGATACGAAAATGCTTAAGAACATTATTTTCTTTGTTGCTGCCCTTACTTCTCTGCAAGTGGCAGCGGAGCTAAAGGTCACTAGTCCTGCCGATGCTTGTGGTCTATTGACAGCCTCAGGCCTAAAGGGGCGAAAGTGGGTCGACTATGGCGACGGTACGGCTGGATGCGCGAGTAATTATAAAGACATTGGGTCTGGTCGCCCCCTTGCCAATAATCTCGCGTTCTATGCTACCGGTGTAGGGCAAACCGTAAAGCAAGTAAAGTTGGTAATGAATGCAAATGATCCGGCTTCTGCCTCATCTGCGATAAAACAACTGAATCAGGCGTCCGCAATCCTTTCGACTAAGCTTCTTGGCGCTCCGCTACCGGTTGATGTAAGAACAGCGATAGGTAAAGGAGCTGCTAAGACTGCCGCACTTGGCTCTGGATCTGTTGAGGTTGTAAAAGACGTCTGGCCAACCGGCCGCGGTTATGAGATTCAGGTGATAATAAAATAAGCTCTGGCTATAAGTCTTCACGTTCTGTGCGATTTTCTCAGCCATGTTCTGCGCGGTAGCAATCGGCCTTGCGGTACCGATGTACCCAAGGGCCATTAGGTTTTCGCTCTGCGCGGAAGGGCCAGCACTCGAAGCCCAGCTCGCGGGCACGACGAATCACCTCAGTCGGGCTGGGCCCGATGATGGAAAGAGTCTTCATAGGGTAGAACCTCGGTGAGCGCCAGGAGGCGCTGAGTCATGCTTAGAGCGAGTGGTCGACTGGTTCCTGAGTGCTTGGGCCAGGCGCGGCGTGGTGTTCGCCTTCCTGCTCCTTGTCGCTCTCGTTCAGCTGCTGCTCGATGCGATCAAGCTGGCGATGAAGGATGGCGGCTGCGGCCCGGATGTCGCGAAGCTCTGCGAGCACGTCTTGATGCTCGCGGCCAGACTCGCCGGCCGGTGTGGTCGCCGGGTGGGACGCTAGGCTGGCTTTCGTTACGGGTGGGGAAGCAGCCGGAGGAGGGCATAGGTCAGTGACTGTCCCGCCCTTGGCCAGGAACTGTTCTACCGCATCGTTCAGGTGCTGCCGGTCGGTGTCCTTGGTCAGGATGTCGCTGTAGGCATTTGGGATCATGGTTGACGCTCCTAAGGCCGAGGGTAGGGAAATGAGAAGCCACGTCGCACCGCTGGGAGTGCGACCGGGTACGGCGTGGTGAAGGACGGGGCGCAGGGCCACCTCTCCAACGTGCAGCCGGCAAGCCCAGCGCGCAGCCAGCCTTGCCAGTTGTCATCGATGGTCCTCGTGATTCTCTTCACTCGGCCGTGGCGTACTGGCTGATGAGCTGATCGATGTCCTGCGCCATGCGTTGGTAGATGGCTCGGTCGCTCTCTGAGTTGGCTGCTGCCATCTCCCGCCGGCAGCTCTCGGCCAGGCTCTTGGCGTGGGGTATCAGTTCGCTGTGCAGGACGAAGGGGCAGGTGCAGGCCTGGAAGCGATCGCGCAGCCAGGCGGCATAGCGCTGAGACATGGCGGCCTCCTGGCAAGGTGATGTCAGAGCATCCCGTCTGGCCCTGTTGCCAAGGCCAGCCAGTGATGCACTACGCCGCCTTCACCTTGGCCGGGCGCGCCAGCATGTCCTTGCCGTCGACGTTGACGATCAGGTAGCGGCCGCCGCCTTTGCCCGGGCCGCGATCCTGAAAGCCGGTGTAGGAACCGTGCTTCTCCTGGCCGCGGGCATTGGTGAAGATGACCGGCTGGCCCTTCTTGAACTCGCTCATGGGTATTGCTCCTTCGGGTAGGTGAACATCCCGCAGCCCGCTCGTTGGAACGGGCTGAAGTGATGCTTTCCGGCCGCGCACGCCTACTGGGCTTCTACAACGCGCGGGTGGTGCTTCTGGCTGTCATGGGTACCGCAGCGCCGGCATGCCGAGCGCCACAGCGGGTACGTCGGGCGCTGTTACCCGCCACCTGCGCCTGGGCGATTGTTTTTGTCCTCACCGCAAGCGCTTTCGGCGCCTGTCCGCGTGTCGGGGCATGCCCGTTCTTAGGGCACCGACAGCGAGCGTTAGCGATGCAACCCTCGGCCCGTACGCCTCCAGAATGACGTCGCAGCTTCGAGCAGGCCGGTTACCAGTGACCGGCATGGGGTTCCAGGTTGTGAAAGAGCGAGGCAATGGTTTGCCAAAATCTGCGTTGGGCGCAGTTCTTGATTTGCATATTGCGCAGATAAAAATTCTGCGTCAAGCGCAGAATTGGCAAGTCTGAGAGTTTTTTGCGGAAACGAAAAAGCCCGCACTCGGCGGGCTTCGGTCAGCTCTACAGGTCAGTCATCCAGGCCGCGTTTTTCCCAGGCGAACTCCACCTCGTCGCCACGGCAGGTGACCGTCACCCCGTCCGCCTCGCGCATCTCGTCCAGCACCTTCTCCCAATCGTCCTCGCAGTCCGTGTCCAGCCGCCTGACGACGCATCGCCCTGCCAGCTGCGCGCGCGGCTCGGAGATATGGGCGTTGATCCGACGAACCAGACGCTCGTAGCTGGTGGTCATAGACTGAGCGGCAATTGCGACTTTCGACATGGCTACCTCCCGGTTGTGATACTGTTCTCATATACAGTATTTCGCTCAAGGCGAAGCGGCAAGAGCTTCCAGGCTGCGACCCGCGTTCCAGAGCATTTCGCACCCATACCAGGAGCCCATCCTATGGCCCAAAATCTAGGTGACCTGCCCAAGGCCGAGCGCGACAAGCTGGAGGCGGAGAAGAAGCAGGCGTACGAGCGCTACCTGCTGAAGAAGGTGGCCAAGGCCAATCTGGAGGTTCGAGCGGAAAGCGAGTATCAGCGGCTGCTGCGGGGCAGGGGAGTACACAAGCAGCAGTGGCGGGAGTGGGCCCGGATGGAGCTGACGAAGTACGAGCCCGAGGATGAGGCGATGGTCGAGCTGATCCGGAAGAAGCTGAACGACTTCATCCGGTCGATCAGTTGAGCTTGAGTGGGGGTAGCATGATAAGGCCCGGCTCAAGATCGGACGTTAGTTAGCCTTGTTCACCTGCTGGTGCTTGAACTGCGCTTGCATAAACATTCTTTTCTGCGAAGTCTATCTTTATAGATTGCCGCTTTATGAGAAAGCCGCTTAATGCTTTCTCGGTTTTTAGACGGTCTTCATTACTAATGTCAGCCATTTTTAGTTGTTTTCTACAGGTTTTTATTGCATCGTCAAGCGCCTTGCAAGCAATTACAAGATCAGGGTGCTCGTCAGCTTCGATAAATAGCTTGGTTAGTTTTAGGGCTATAAATGGGGATAGTAGTTGAGCTAGGTTTACAACGACCCTGTGTGTGTCTGCAGATGGTATCAAAGAGCATATGTTGAGAGCTGCAGCATTAACCACCGCTGTGGTTGACGCGAAAATAGCAGATTTGCTCATTGGTGGATGCTCATTTTATTGATTTCTTCTGGATTCAACCTTGTGTATGAGGCTTGGCCTAGGAAAGGTTTTTTTATAAGGTAAGCCTCTGATACCATTCCGTCCGTTTCGTATGTCAGCAAGACGTCCCGCGGCCAGTACTTATAAATAAGAAATCGAGAAACTTTTCTAGTGTATATAAATATAAGCGGAGAACACAGTAGCAGTACCGTCCAGGATACAAATTCAGCTATGCCTTCCGGGGTCCACATGGTGCATTTTCCTATGGGTTGAATTCGTTTATAACTCTAATTATTTTATAGGAGTTTCTATCTCCCGATGGACCTTTCGTCTCTTTGTGTTCGATTTCGACTGTATAGAGTTTGTCTTTTTGGAACGCCTCTTGATTGGCGTTTACTTTGTCAAAAAAGTTCTTGTCAGCAATTGTGACGCCTGCCTCAAAGCCATCTGCGGACTGAATGCTCCAGCTAGACCTGGATTTGAAGTTCAACTTGGTGAAGGAGACGACCTTCTGGAATACGTTGATTTTGACCTGCTCTAATGAACCGGATTTGAGCGGTACTATGCTTTTTACACTTTCTTCGTGTAGTTCAACTTTTGCGTTTTCACCGGTCACGAATGAAACCTTTGCGTTCTCTTTTCCCTTGAGTGGTGCAAAGATTGTATTGTGCAATGCCTGTCTAATTGCTCGATTTGAAACAAGGTTTGCTACGGCTATAGGGGTTTCTATTTCTTCCCCGTCGACTTCTATTGTTGCCTTGTGGGCTTTCTTGTTGCTGACGCTTATTCTGTCGATTTTTTTGTCTTTTATACGCTCTATAACACTAAGGGCCGTGGCGGTACCGGCGGCGACAAGCCCTGCGCCAATGCCTAGTGCCGCCATAACGGCATTAGCTGTTTGTTGGTCCGAAACTATGCTGTATACAATTTCTAAAGAGCCCTCTTTTGCAGGGGCAACTACTTTTAGGTCTGCCTCGGACGATCCATTGCTAACAATTTTAGCAGCCTCGGTTATTAGCTCGTCCATGCTGACAATGGCCTGGCCAAGCACCTTTGCGTCAATCTTGTGATCCTGAAGATCTCCGTCAGCATCATAAGAAATGGTGAAGATGTGATTGCTTGGTTCGGACATTTGAAGGTCTTCCACTGACTGTTGATTCAATTAATGAATTTTTCGGTTGAAAATAATGCTGCGACTAATAAAAGCTGGCAGCAGAGGTGTTTTTAGGCTCGACAAAGACACGCGCTGACAGAATGAACTAGCTGTCAGGGGCAGGGGCTGTGACCCCGGCGGCTGCGGAAAGGGGATAAAGAGGGTTGCCGAGCTGGTCAAAAGATATCGCATACAGGCTTCCTTGCTGTCTGTTGGCTAGCTTATCGGCATCCAGCCGATGATCGTGCGCTGCTCGAATGGTAAGCCGTTTCGGTACAACTTGGCCCAACCGTTCGGCGGCTTCGATCAGCCTTCCAGCAGCTCCTGGCGCACGATCTCTAACTCCATTGGCGCCCGGATGCCCAGCTTCGCCGAGCCTTCGCTGACCATCAGTACCTCGATGCCGGTGGTGCGAAGCTGCTCCAGCAGCGCCTGTTCATCAGCATCTGGTGCAGTCCGGATCACTAGGGCTTCGCCCTGCTTGCGGGTGAGTACGAGGTAGGACATGGGCACCTCCTGTGCCGTGGGTTGCTACTGCACGATCTTGCTCGGCGCCACGATGAAGGGCACCGGGTGGATGTACTCGATGTCGGCCAGGGCCAGGGTCCGCCGGCCGAAGGCATCGTTGATCGACATGACGCTGACTTCCTCGTCGTTGGCGTAGAGCAGTTCCTTGACCATGCTCTCGCCTTCGCCATCGAAGCCTTTGAGCTTGATGTGGACGTACTCGCCGGGGATCAGCTGGGAGTTCGGTTCGCACACGGCCACCCAGCCAGACCGTATCGCCGGGGACATCGAGTCTCCGCGCAGGCGGAGCGCGTAGGCGTCCTTGTCCCTCGTCGGGATGTCGACGTGGCCATCGCTGGGGGAGAGCGCTGTCCAGTAGCCCTCGGGGCCGAGCTGAGCGGTACCGGCGATCTTCACCGAGCGGAAGGAAGTGGTGATGGATGGGCCGGGCTCGGCGTTGGCTTGATTGCCTTCTGCCAAACCGAGTGATAAGCCCAGCGCGCCCAACAGCTTGGACAGCAATTCTTGGCTGGCTCCTTGTTTCCCTCGCTCGAGGCGAGAGAGGTTGCCAGTGTCCGTTCCGACCTGGTGCGCGAGCTGCTCTAGGGTCAGGCCTTTTTTCTTCCGGGCCTGGCGGATTACGTCGCCGATTTCCATTTGCGGATTGTTCTGCCTCGGCTGCGTTAGGCGCAAAGCGCCTAGCGCAGATTTGGCTTGCAACAAATCTGCGTAATGCGCAGAATTCAAATCGATAACGTCCGGGCAAGAGGTCATCCCATGACTCCGTTGAAAAGGGCCAGGGTCCAGAAAGGCTGGAGACTGGCAGATGTGGTTGATCGGCTTCGAGCTGCTGGCGAGGTGATCGATACCGGGAATCTATCCCGAGTTGAAAGAGGTGTTCAGCGGCCATCCGCTGGCTTGGCCGAGAAGCTTTGCGTTGTGTTCGGGGGTGCTCTCACTGAGATCCACATCCTCTATCCCGAACGCTTCGTCGAGCCGGAAGTGAATCAGCCGGCGGCCTGACCATGAGCACCCCCTCATTGAGCCAGGACCCAGGCGCAAGGGCCCGAGAGATCGAATCGCTGGTCTTGCAGCACCTTTTGTCGGTGGGCCAGAGGACCCTCGCGGACGCAATCGGCTTGTCCGAATCGACCGTGTCCCGCTGGAAGGAGGGCGAAATCGAGCGCTGGGCCAAGGTACTTGCGTTCCTGGGGCTGCAAGTCGTCCCGGCGTCTGCCGTGGTGGTGAACGCCGAATACCTTCGCTCGCTGGAGACCCTGGCAGAGCTGGGGCTGAAGGCCGAGAAGAAGCGTCCGGGACCCCTGGGCTGGGATTGATCATGCAGTACACCATCACGATCAACCAGGCGAAGTCGGTGGAGTGGGGGCTGAATGCCCAACAGGCTCTGCTGTTCGCCTTCGTCTACGAGTGCCCGTCCTGGGCCCGAATGATGCGCACCGAAGCCGGCGAGTTCTACGCGCTGAGCAAGGCGAAGATCATCGAAGAGCTGCCGATCCTGACCGACAAGCCCGACACGGCCTACCGGCTGCTGAAGCAGCTGCATGCCCTGGGCCTGATCGAGGTCTCGCACACGGCGACCATCACCCTGGTGCGCCTGACCCGCAAGGGCCAGTCCTGGAATCGCAAGCAGGATGGGTCGGAAAAATATCCGACCTCTCATGTCGCTGAGGTCGGAAAAATTTCCGATGTACCCCGGAAAAAAATCCGAGCTACCTCGGAAAAAAATCCGGGGGAGGTCGGAAAAATATCCGAGCAGGGTCGGAAAAAAATCCGGCGAGGGTCGGAAAAATCTCCGACAAATCATGAAACCAGTAATCAGGTAACCAGGGATCAGGATACCAATCAGGATTTGCAGGCCGGGTCCGCTACGCCGCCCCAGCCTGCCCCACAACCCTTGGTGCTGGCCGAGCAACCACGCTGCGACATCCCCGCCGACATGCCGGGTCCGAAAGACCAGGCCTGCAAGACGTTCAAGGCCTGGGCCAACTACGCCATGGCCTACCGCAAGCGCTACGGCCAGTGGCCGGTGTGGAACGCCAAGGTCGCCGGGCTGCTTGGCCAACTGATCGAGCGCCTGGGCGCCGAGGAAGCGCCTCGGGTCGCCGCGTACTACCTCAACGTCAACGACGCCCGGATCGTCCAGGACCTGCACGGCCTCGGCCGCCTGCTGCAGAACGCCGAGTCGTACCGCACCCAGTGGGCCACCAACCGGCAGATGACCGGCCAGACCGCCCGCCAGATCGAGAACACGCAAACCAACCTGAACTCGGCGCAAGAGGCGGCTGACCTGCTGCGCTCGAAGGAGGCCCGCAATGCTTTCCTGTGAGGAGCAAGCCCAACTGGCCGGCGCCATCTGCGCCACCGCCGAAACCTTGGGGCAGACGATCAGCGCCGGTGCTGCTGCGCTGATGGCCGAGGACCTGGCCGTCTACCCGGCGCAGCTGATCCGCGAGGCGCTCAAGGCCTGCCGCCGGGAACTGACCGGCCGGCTGACCCTGGCCGCGGTGATCCAGCGCATCGACGCCGCCGACGGCCGCCCAGGGCGAGATGAGGCCTGGTCGATCGCCCTGGCCGCCACCGACGAGTTCGACACGGCGGTGCTCACCCAGGAGATCCAGCAGGCCCTGCCGGCGGCGCTGCCGATCCTGCGGGTAGGCGACAAGGTAGGGGCGCGAATGGCGTTCCTGGCTGCCTACGAGCGCTTGGTGCAACAGGCCCGAGTCGAGGCCGCGCCGGTGACCTGGTCGGTATCGGCCGGCTACGACGCCCAGCGCCGCCTCGAGGCCGTGGAGCTGGCCGAGCGCATGGGCCGTATCACCCCGGAGCTTGCCCAGGAGCACCGGCTGCGCCTGGCCCTGGACACGCCGAGCAACGACGGCCTGGCGATCGCCGGCCTGCTCACCGGCAACGACGCTCCTGCCTCCCTGGATGTGAAGGCCAGGCTCGATGGGCTCCGGGACGACCTGAAGAAGGCGCGCCAGGCAAAGGAGCAGCGCCGCAGGGAGAGCGTGCTGCGCATCACCGAGGACCTGCGGGCTCGAGTAGAGCAGCAGATGGAGGCCGTCCGGCGCTACCAGGAGAGCAGATCGTGAAACCGTGCTGGTCCGTGCAGCTTCCCAGCTCCGCTTCCTTCGCCATGGTCGGCGCCGAATCCACTCGAGCAGACGCCTTGGCCGCTGTTCGTCTGATCTGGCCGGAGGCCCACATCGAATGAGCATGTTCACCGAGGAGGAGGTGCTGAAAGAGCGCCGCATCGCCTACGACCAGGGCTTCAGCCGCGGCACTGGAATGGCGCGCGAGTGCATGCACACCGAGGCCTACATCGACGACCGCGAGCAGCAGCTGGCCAAGGCCATGAAGCCTCGAGCTCGCCGTGCCGGCGGCGACTGGCTGGGTGACATCGAGGGCCGCAGCGATGAGTAGCCTTTCGATGACCCGGGAGGTTCCACCCCGGCCCAGGCCCACTCCACGCCAGCCCCGTACCCCTCGCGCCAAGCCAATCGATTGGGAAGGCAACGAACAGGCGGCGTTGTTCACCTGGATCAGCCTGCAGTACCCGAGCGAGGCACCGCTGATCTACCACGTGCCCAATGGCGGCCATCGCTACAAGGCCACGGCGGGCAAATTGAAGGCGCAGGGGGTGAGAGCCGGGATGCCAGACATCAACGTGGACATCCCGCGCGGCGGATGGCATGGCATGCGGATTGAGTTCAAGGCGACGCCACCGCACGACGCCGCCGTGGCGCCCAGCCAGCGCGCCGCCCTGCAGCGCCTTGCCGATCAGGGCTATCTCGCCATCGTCTGCCGAGGCGTCCATGACGCTCGGAAAGCCATTGCCGACTACCTGGCGCAGCCCCGCACGGAGGTCCGCCCGTGAGCCATCCAGCACCCGACCTTGCCGCCCTGGCCAGCAAGATCCTCGGCGGCTCTCTGGCCGTTTTCCTCAGCCACCACGATGAGGCCCGCGCGGTAGCGCCCGACAACGCCCAGGAGCTGATTGAGCAGTTGAACGCCCTGGCCGCCCAGCGCATGGCTGGCGCAACGGACGAAGAGCTCCGGCACCGGAAGGAGGTGCTGCTGGACCAGTACCAGAACGCTGCCAGCGCTCGCCACGCCTGCCGTGGCTACCACGCTGCCCGGCGACCTGGAAGCCGTCCCGGCCGCATCTGGAAGGATCGCTCCAGCGTCAACAAGGCAGGGGAGCAGAGGGCCGAGCTCGACATGTCACGCGCCCTGGGCGAGCGCGAGCTGATCGACAAAGAGATTCAGAGGAGGGCAGATGCGCAAGCACGGGCCTGACCTCAAGCGCCGCCCCGTGGCGATCGCCCGCTGCACGGCCTGCCATGGTCGCGGCGTAGCGACTGGCGTCTTCTACGAGATGGACTGTGCGGCCTGCGCGGGTACCGGCTGGGTCGAGCGCGCCACTGGCCTGGCGATGCCCGCCGAGCAACTCGTCTTCACCCTGAATCACCGCCTTCTGCGCTTGGAGCAGCAGCTGGCCAACCTGCAGCGGACGCAGCCGACCCAAGAGAACAACCGCCGCGGTGCTGGCTTCTCGCATTACACCGGAGACTGACCTATGCGCATTATTTCTGCTCGCCAAGCCTGGCACGACTCGCTCCACCACAACCGCAACTCAGTGCTGGCGGTTGCGGCACAGAAGGCTCAGTTGGGCCGCAAGCATGGGAAGGGCGAGGGTAAGGTCATCGTGATGCTGGAGGACCACGATGGCCAGCAGGTGGCGAAGACCTACAGGTCCCGGCAAAAGGGCGACAACGTGCACGAGACACGTCCTGGCCGCCGCCTGAGCACCGATCAATGCGCGCACATGCTGGCGGCTGGCCTGATCATGCAGGCGATCGACACCCTGCCCAAGCCGATCCAGCATTTCGGCCACTACCTGTATTCGCCGACGTCGACCTACAACGACCTGTCGATCGCCCACGGGCTGGTATGGCTCGGCTCTGGCCTGGACAAGCTGACCGACAAGCAGCGCTCACGCGCGTATTGGATGGCGTTGGCGGCGCTCCAGTCGCACAAGAGGATCGTGAGCAATGGCGAAGAGATGGCGCCTGGCGAGGTCTGCATGGTGATGGAGGATCGCACCGGGCAGCGCATCAACCCCAGCAACTGGGCGCGCGACTACGCCTCGGTCTGGGCGCATCTGGCGAAGAAGGTCGACGACCTGGATCGGGTCGCGCTGAGACCGGTTGCAGTGGTGGTGGAAGCGCTTCTCGACGAGGACGAACTGAGTGCCAATGACTTCGACCGCTGGGTGCGCCAGCCGAGCGCGAACGTAGCTTGACGATTTGAAGAGCAAACTGGCATAGTTTTGCCATTGTGACGTAGTTCGCTTAAAGCCCTGACAGAGCCATCTGCCGGGGCTTTTTCGTTTCAGGTGTCAGCTGTTCCGGCGCAATGCCAGGGCCGACTCGATCTCCTCTCGGGTGATCAGGCATGGATTGACCCAGCCCTGTCCGCAAGCGATGATCACCGCACCAGCATTATCTTGAAGCCTCGGCAGATTCGTCTCCCGGGGCTTTCTTGGATCTGGCCATTGGAGATGACCATGGATCGATCCGAGAGACGCCATCACGAACAGCGCGTGAAGGCCAAGTTCTACCGCAAGCAACGCGCCCACGAAGCCTGGACGACCGATTCGAGGATGGCGGGTAAATTCGCCAACCACGGCAAAGTCTGTTCCTGCTTCATGTGCGGCAACCCGCGCCGATACTTCCAAGAGTTGAGCATGCAGGAGCGGCGCGCTGACGTCGCAGGATGGCATTTATGAGCCGAAGCCGTAGAAAGACACCCATCGTTGGCATGACTACCTGCGAAAGCGAGAAGGCTGACAAGGCCAAGTGGCATCGCAAGTTTCGTCGTGCAGCAAGGATGGATGTGGAAGGAAGTCAGTTCATCAGCTACCGCCAGTACGGCAGCACCTGGTGCATGAGCAAGGACGGTAAACAGTACGTGCAGGACGCTGGTCGACGGTTTCCCGAATACCTGAGGAAGTGACTGAGCGCCCCGGCCTAGCTGCCGGGGTTTTCGTTTACGCTCCGGTTTACTTCCTCACAACACCGACTAAGTCAGTGGCAGAGCATTATGACTGTCGCCATCACCCCAGCGATTGTGCTGACGAGGACTGTCGCAGCTGCCATGGGGTACCAGAATGTATCCATGCGAAGCTTGCTGGCCTCGGTGTTCAGCCTGATAGTTTCGGCCATCAGCTTGGTGATTTCGGTGTGGATCTTTTCGAGTTCTGCTTGGGTCATCTCGATGCTCACTCTTCGCCCTTGGCGCTACCGGCGACGCGGCGTGCGCTTCCCGTAACCGCATATTAGACCGCTTAGTCTCGGCGGCAATAGCCTTCACCTTTTGCCATATAAATTTCAAGGCTCGCTTCGGCGGGCCTTTTTCATGCCCAGTGAGAGGTCGAGCATGGATTTTATTTCCCGGCTGCTCGACCGAATTGACGGCCTTGGCCTGGCGCTGGCCGGCTTTCTCGGTGCGTTGGTCGCAAGCCGCTTCCACCAAGACGACCTGACCACGGGCAGAGCCTGGCTCCTGTTCCTCATCACGGGCATGGCCTGCGCGCATTACTGCACTGGGATGGTGGCTCGTTACTTCGGTATCACCGACCCCGAGAGCGTGGCGGGGGTGGGCTTCCTGCTCGGCACCTTCGGCGGATCGCTCATAGCGGCCATCACTCGCGCGATCGCCGCCGCTGACCTCTGGTCGCTGGTCCGCAACAAGTTCGGAGGTGGCTCATGATCGAGTACATCAACGCCGTCGCCGCCGGTCTCATTGCCGTGTGGGCTACCTGGTGCTGCCTCAGTACGCGAGTGCGCGACGGGGTCATCGGCAAGGTCCTGTACTGCACCATCGCCTTGAGCGGCTACGCGATTCTGGCCAGGACCGACCGGTTCTTCTTCACGCCCAATGCAGCCGGCGTAACGCTCCATGTGTCGCTGGCACTGGCGGGCATCCGGCACATCTTCATGGTCACCTACTGGCCGGCCGTCAGGGCGTGGCTCTGCGCTCGGCTCGATTGCGAGCACTGCCTGCGTGATACCCGGTTCGGGCCCGCTGCTGATCAGATCGAACGCCGGAGGGAGGGGCGCTGATGTCGCCTTCTCGACAGCCTTACACCCCCTGCAAGCTCTACATCGATGGCGCGGAAGGGCTGACCGTCGGCGACTACATCACCACGTCAGGAGGCTCTGGCTACCTGGTCCAGTCAACGCGGACCAGCCCGAGCAAGCCCGAACGGGCGTATCTCCAATGCCTGCGCTGGCCGGTCGACAAGATCCCCGACGACGCCAGGTGCTTCCAACTGAACTGGTACCGCAGATGAGCAGCGACATCACCAGGCCCTGGGCCTCGCATCAAGGAGCTGTCGAATGAGCATTCTGCGTCGCCTTCTGGCCTTCCTGGCCGCCGTCTATACCCACAAGCCCACTGAGGATGATCCCGTGACCGATTCGATCGATACCACCGTTGTGCAGTCTGGCGCTGCCTATGCCGCCGCCCCTGTAGCCGATGCCCAGGCCGCCGTCACCGAGTCCGCTGGGGATCAAGCCGCATCGTCGGCCTCCGTCCTGGTCTCGCCCGGCGAGGCCATCCAGGCCGTCGAAGAGGCCGGCGCCGAGCTGGAAGCCACGGCCAAGTCCATCTTCGCCTTCCTGGTCCGCGAGGGTCACAAGGCCGAAGACCTGTTCGTAGATGCTCGCGATAGCATCTTCGCCCTGGCTGCCAAACTGGTCTGATCCCGTGGCCGCCGCATTCGATATCTCGGTGCATGGCGACCTGAAGGCGCTGAAGCGCAATCTGACCGCCCTGGCCGAGAAGCAGGTGCGGTTCGCCACTGCCCAGGCGCTGACCACGCTGGCCAAGGAGGTCAAGGCCGCCGAGGCGCAGAACATCGCCGACACCTTCGAGAATCCCCGCTCGTTCACCATCAACTCGCTGGGTGTCCAGGGAGCACGCAAAGACACCCTAGTGGCCAAGGTCTACATGAAGCCCATCGCGGCCAAGTACCTGTCGCCCTACGAGGACGGTGGTGACCATGTGCTGCCTGGTCGCGCGCTGCTCAACCCTAAGAACATCCGCCTCGACAAGAACGGTCAGTTGCCGCGCAAGGTGCTGGCGCGGCTCAAGGCTCGACCCGATGTCTTCATCGGCCCGGTCAAGAGCAAGTCGGGCGAGGTGAACGGCGTCTGGCAGCGCATACCGGCGAAAAAGGGCCAGCCAGCACACCTGAAGCTGCTGATCCGCTTCGGTGATGCCTTGCCAGTGAACAAGCGGCTCGAGTACCGCAGCCGCGCCGAGGCGCTGGTGCGTCGCCGGTTCGCGCCGGTGATGGCCGCTGCCTTGGCCCAGGCGATGGCGACGGCTCGATGAGGGAGGGAAGGACGAGGAGGGGACGGCGATGTGGAAGGGGTACCCCCTTGCTTGGGTCCCTCCGGCGCCCTTCTGCATCGCGGGCATTGCGCGCCGCGATGTTTCTCTAGCTGCAGACTTTTCAAATTTGGGTAACAGGTAACAAGGAGGCGCCGATGAAACAGAGCGAATTTGCCGCTCTGCACGGCGTCAGCCGCAAGACCGTCACCACCTGGAAAGCCCGCGGCTGGCTTGTGTTTGACGCCGATGGGGCGGTCGACGTAGAGGCCTCGAACGCGCTACTCGCCAAGTACCGCCGGGACGGCATCGAAGCAGTTACCCAGGCACAAGATTCTGTTACCCAAACGCCCTTGGGTAACAAGAACGGCAACGGTAAGTCGGCTGTTACCTCCGCTGCTGCGAGGGTAACAATCAGGGCTGGCGAGAGCGCCGGCGATGCCGCAGAGCGCATCCTGATCGCGACCGGCGCCACCATGAACATCGATGAGGCGAAGCGGGTCAAGGAGAACTACCTGGCCCTGCAAGCCCAGCTCGAATATGACCGCGACGCGGCCCTGGTGGTCGACGTGGCTGCGGTTGCCCGGGTGGTTGGCCAAGAGTACGCCAAGGTGCGTAACAAGCTGCTGGCCATCCCTGCCGAACACGCACCCCGCATCCATCGCCTACGCACCGTGCTGGAGGTACAGGACGCATTGCACGGAATCATTGTCGAGGCGCTGGAGGAGTTGACCCGAGATGGAGACCGGATCAACTGACCGTCGCTACGCTGCTGGCTTCGCTGCTTTGCGTGCCGGGCTTCTGGAAGCCCGCCGGCTCAACCTCCAGCCGCCGCCCAAGCTGACGCTTAGTCAGTGGGCGAAGGAGTATGCCGCGCTGTCGCGCGAGACCAGCGCCCAGACCGGCCGCTTCCATGCCTTTCCCTATCAGAACGGGATCATGGACGCGATCACCGACCCGACCGTCAGCATGGTGTCGGTGCAGAAGTCGGCCAGGATTGGCTACACCAAGATCCTCGATCACGTGGTGGGGTTCTACATCCACCAGGACCCGTCACCGGTGCTGGTGGTACAGCCCCGGGTAGAGGACGCCGAGGACTACAGCACCACCGAAATCGAGCCGATGCTGCGCGATACCCCGGTGCTGGCCGAAATCGTCGGTGACCTCAAGAGCAAGGACTCCAAGCAGAAGATCGCCAAGCGGGTCTTCCGCAATGGCGCCTCGGTCAGCTTCGTGGGGGCCAACAGCCCGGGCGGTTTCCGCCGGATCACCGCGCGCGTGGTGCTGTTCGACGAGGTGGACGGCTACCCCGTGATGGGCGCCGGCAAGGAAGGCGACCAGATCAAGCTGGGCGTGAAGCGGACCGAGTCGTTCTGGAACCGCCGGATCGTCCTGGGCAGCACGCCCACGGTGAAGGGCGAGAGCCGGATCGAGAAGAGCTACGGCAACAGTGACCAGCGCAAGTACTTCGTGCCCTGCCCGCACTGCGGCGAATACCAGGTGCTGGAATGGGGCGGCCCCGACACCCCCTACGGCATGAAGTGGGACAAGGACGAGCAGGGCAAAGGCATTCCTGAGAGTGTCTTCTACGTCTGCAAGGTCACCGGGTGCATGATTCGCGAGGAGCACAAGGAGGAGATGGTTCGCCGCGGCGAGTGGCGTGCGACCGCGCCATTCACCGGTCATGCGGGCTTTCACATCTGGGCCGGCTACAGCCTGTTCGTCAATGCCGCCTGGCCGTTACTGGTCAAGGAGTGGCTGGAGGTGAAAGACGACCCGCTGCAACGGCAGACCTTCGTCAACCTGGTGCTGGGCGAAACCTACGAAGACCGCGGCGAGCTCGCCCTGCAGGAAGATCGCCTGGCGGCTCGCTGCGAGGTCTGGCCCGCCGAGGTGCCCGACGGCGTGGCTGTGGTTACCGTCGGCGTCGACACCCAGGGCGACCGCTTCGAGATCGAGGTGGTCGGCTGGGGCATGAACGAAGAGAGTTGGTCTATCGACTACGAGGTGATCGAGGGCGACATGGAGACGCCCGACCCTTGGAACCGCCTGGACGCCTACCTTAAGCGGGTGTGGTACCGCGCGGACGGTCGTGGCTTCGAAGCCATGGCGGTGTGCCAGGACTCCGGTGGCAACCACACCCAGAAGGTATACGAGTTCGCCAAGGCCCGATTGGGTCGCCGCGTCTGGGCGGTCAAGGGCGAGTCAGCGGTGGGCGGCAAGCGCTCACCGGTTTGGCCTACCAAGAAACCCAGCCGCCGCAACAAGTCGACGTTCCGGCCGGTGATCATCGGGGTGAACGCGGCCAAGGATGCGGTGCGGTCGCGGCTGCACCTCTCGGCCCCGGGTCCTGGCTACATGCACTTCCCGACCACCCGGGACATCAACTACTTCGCGCAGCTCACGGCGGAGCGGTCGGTGCGCAAGACTTCGGGCGGCCAGCATTACCGGGTCTGGGAGTTACCGCCTGGGCGGGCCAACGAGGCCCTGGATTGCCGGGTGTATGCCTATGCCGCCCTGTGCGGTCTGCAGCACATGGGTCTGAAGCTGAACAAGCGCGCCGAGGAGGTGAATGCCACGCTCGGCGAGCCTGTCCCCCGACCTCCATGCGCGGCCGAGCCGGACAGCCTGGACGCTGAACCGGCCACCGCTGTACGAGCAGGACCGACGATCACCACCCCGTCGGTGCCTAAACGGAAATCCATCGCCAGTCGCCTGGCGTAACACACAGCCCCTGCCACTGTGCAGGGCGAGGGAAACCCCATGACCCCAGGAAGCGGGCTGTTTGCCGGCATGCCGCGCGAGCAGCTACAGAAAATGCTGACACGTGCCCAGCAGGATTACGCGGATATCTCTTCCGGAGCAAAGGTGGAAAGCGCGAGCTACACCCAGGGCGATGGAACGCGCAGCGTGACCTACACCCGCACCAACCTGGCCCAACTGGTGAACCTTATCCAGATGCTCCAACAGCAGCTGGGCATCGTCGCCCGTCCTCGCCGTCCGCTACGACCCGTTTTCAGGTAAGCCATGACCCCTTCCGTGACGATCCTCGGCCCCGACGGCAAACCGCTGGCGCCGACGCGGCCCAACCGTGCCCGGGCACTCGCCCCGGGTGGCGGTGCGCCCTACGACGCCGCGGACTCCTACGGCGAGCACGTGCGCGCCTGGAACCCCTACCTGGGGTCGGTGGATGCCGACCTGAACATGTACCGCGACCGCATCGTGGCGCGGGTGCGGGACCTGGTCCGCAACGACGGCTGGGCGTCGGGGGCGGTGACCCGCATCCTCGACAACGCCATCGGCGGCCACTTCCGGCCGATGATCAAGCCGGACTGGCGGGCGCTGGCGGCCTACACCGGCAACTCGGCGTTCGATGCGGCCTGGGCCCATGAATTCGCCGAGGTGGCCACGGCGCATTGGCGCGCCTGGTCCTATGACCAGGGCCGCTACTGCGACGCCCAGCGCCGGCTGACCATCGTCCAGATGCTGCGCCTGGGCTTCCGCCACAAGCTCATCGACGGCGACAACCTGATGCAGGTCTGCTGGATTCCGGAGCGGGTTGGCTTCGGTCGCGCCCGTTACGCCACCGCCATCGACCTGATCGATCCGGATCGGCTGAGCAACCCTCAGCAGCAGTTCGACAGCCGGCTGGTACGCGGTGGGGTGCAGATCGACGAATACGGCGCCGCGGTGGGCTACCACATCCGCCGGGCACACCAGGGCGACTGGTGGGCTGCGGCCGATAGCGTGACCTGGGAGTACGTCCCGCGCGAGGAGGCCAACGGCCGCCCGCACCTGATCCATGATTTCGACGCCGAGCGGGCCGGTCAGCACCGCGGTGGTGCCGGCATCTTCACCCCGATCCTGCAGCGCATGAAGATGCTGGCCAAGTACGATTCGGTGGAGCTGGATGCCGCAGTCATCAACTCGATCTTCGGTGCCTACATCGAAAGCCCCTTCGACCACAGCCTGGTGGCCGAGGCCGTCGGCACCAACGACGATTTCGACCTATCGGCCTACCAGGATCAGCGCGCCGATTACCACGACCGCAAGCGGACGCTGCTCGGCGAGACGCGCATCCCGATCCTGTTCCCGGGCGAGAAGATCAACACCGTGGCGGCGGCCAGGCCCAACGCCAACTTTGCCGGCTTCGAGAAGTCGTTCCTGAACAACTTCGCCTCGGCCACCGGCCTGTCGGCGCAGCAGATGTCCCACGACTGGTCGGACACCAACTACAGCTCGGCGCGCGGTGCCCTGCTGGAAGCCTTCAAGACCCTGAAGCGCCGCCAGATCGACTACGCCGCCAACTCGGCGCAACCGGTGCTCGGCTGTTTCCTCGAGGAATCGATGGAGGTGGACGACTACCCGCTGCCGCGTGGGGCGCCCCCGTTCATGGAGTGCCGCAGCCTTTACTCGCGGGCCGAGTGGATGGGGCCGGCGCGGGGCTGGATCGACCCGGTGGCCGAAAAGCAAGGCGCGGTGCTGGGTATGGATGCCGGCCTGTCCACCCTTCAGCAGGAGTGCATGGAGCAGGGCCTGGACTACGAGGAAGTGCTCGAGCAGCGCGCCCGTGAAATCAAGAAATTCAGCGATCTGGGCATCCCCGCGCCGACTTGGGCGGGTATGCAGGTGCCGGGCTATACCCCGGCCAGCCAGACCATCACCAAGCCGGAGCCGACCTGATGCAATTCGGACACCTGGCCCAGCGCCTGTTCAACGTGCCGGTGGCAATCCGTCCGGAGAAGGCTGAGGTCATCATGGCGGCCCTGGCCGAGCGCCTCGGGATCGGCCGCATGCTGCGGCTCTCCGGCAATGCGGTCGACCTGACGCCGCTGGCGCTGGAAGGCGACGGCTACAGCTATGCCGACCGGGACGCCCGCGATACGGGCTATGACCTGGTCGGCGGGGTGGCGGTGATCCCGGTCCACGGCACCCTGGTGCAGAAGAGCGGTGCTCTGCGGCCCTGGTCCGGCATGACCGGTTACGACGGCATTCGCCAGGCCTTCCTGACGGCGCTCTACGACGCCCAGGTCACGGCCATCGTGCTGGATGTCGATTCGCCCGGCGGCGAGGTGGCGGGGTGCTTCGATCTCGTCGACACGATCTACAACGCGCGGGGCGCCAAGCCCATCTGGTCGATCCTCAACGAATCGGCCTTTTCGGCGGCCTATGCCCTGGCCAGCGCCGCCGACCGGATCTACGTGCCCCGTACCGGGGGCGTGGGCTCCATCGGCGTCATCTGCATGCACGTCGATTTCTCCAAGGCGCTGACCAGCGCGGGCCTGGTGGTGACCTTCATCACCTACGGTGAGCGCAAGGCCGATGGCCACGGCGAGATCCCACTGAGCGCGGAGGCGCTGGCGCGCTTCCAGAGCGACATCGACCAGATGGGGGAGCTGTTCGTGACCACGGTCGCGCGCAACCGCGGCCTATCGGCGAACCAGGTGCGCGCCACCCAGGCCGCCACCTACCTGGGCCAGTCCGGCGTCGAGCTGGGCCTGGCCGATGCGGTTGCGGCGCCGGACGCCGCGTTTCGGGCGCTGCTGGATCAGCTGGCCTAACCCTTACACACGAGGAACTGACGCATGACCATGCGGAGCAAACTGGCTGCGGCGATGCCGTTCGCCCATCTGATGGGTCTGGTCCCGGCTGCAAGCCAGGCCGCAAAGGGCCGTCGCGCCGAAGATGATCAGGACGACGACGAACCCAAGGGAAAGACCAAGGGGAATCGCGCCGAAGACGAGCGCGACGAGAAGAACGAAGCTCGTGCCGAGGACGCCGATGAGGAAGAGGGCGGCGACGCGGATGAAGACGAGGACGGCGACGAGCCCAAGAGCCGCAAGGCCAAGGGCAAGCGCGCTCGCCGCGCCGAAGACGACGATGACGACCTCGAGGCCGCCGACGATGACGACGAAGCCAAGGCCGTCCGCGCTGCCGAGCGTGCCCGCTGCGCCGCCATCGTGGCCCACGGGCTGCAGAACGGCTGCGTGGAGCAGGCCTGTGTTTTCGCCTTCGATACCTCGCTGAGCCAGGCCGCCGCCATCAATGCGCTGACGGCAGGTCGGGCCGCGAGTGGTGGTCGCAAGCCCCACAGCAGCCTGGCGGAGCGCATGAACAACGCCAAGGTGAATCACGTTGGCGCCGAGGGCGGCGGTGATGCACCGGCCGGCATGAGCAAAGCAGCTGCCGCGATCATTCGCGCCGCCGAAGCCGCTGGCGGCCGGCGCTGAGCCCCATCCCCTGACAGGAAGAAATCTCCATGGCTATCACCCCCACCTACATCCGTGAGAACCCCCAACACCCGAGCATGAGCGCCCAGGTGTTCCTGCCCGACCAACTCGTTGCCGACGCGCGCAACCTGGTGACTCAGCCCATCCTGGTGGGCGCGGGCGTCCTGCAGCGCGGCACGGTGCTGGGCCAGGTCAGCAGCAACCCGGTGCAGGCCGCCGCTGGCGCCAGCAACACCGGCAACGGGACGCTGGGCAGCATCTCCGTCGGCCCCGCGGTGGAGGTCGGCGTCTACACCCTGACCGCTACCGCCTCGACCACCTTCTCGGTGGTAGACCCGGAAGGCAACACCGTGGGCACCGCCACGGCCGGTACGGCGTTCACCAGCAACGAGATCAATTTCACCATCACCGCCGGCTCGACCGCCTTCGCGGTGGGCGACACTTTCACCATCAACGTCTTCGATGCCATCGGCATCTACGTGAAGTGCGTCCGCACCGCCACCGACGGTAGCCAGATCCCCCTGGCCATCCTGGTGGATGACGTCGACGCCTCGGCCGGGCCCATCGCCTCCGGCGGCTACGTCACGGGTGAGTTCAACGACAACGCCCTGATCTACGACGCCAGCTGGTCGTTGCCGCAACTGGTGGCCTCGATGCGGCTCTACGGGCTGCACGTGAAGAACTCGATCAGCGCCGCCCCGCCGGTCAACAACTCGGCCCCGTAAGGCGCGCCGTCCCCCAACTGGAAACCCGCTTCGGCGGGTTTTTTTGTGCCCAGCGCACCCCCGGAGAGCCTTATGTCCAATAACGTCCTGTTCGACACCATCGACCTGATCCAGGTGGTGCCGACCCTCAAGCGCCCGAGCCGCTTCCTGCTCGATAAGTTCTTCCCCAACATCGCCATGAGCGAGACCGAATTCGTCGCCATCGACGTGGAAGTCGGCCTGCGCCGTATGGCGCCCTTCGTCAGCCCGCTGGTGCAAGGCCGCCTGGTGGAGTCCCGCCGCGTGCAGACCAACACCTTCAAGCCGGCCTATATCAAAGACCGGCGCGCGCCCGACCTGCGCCGGCCGATCCGTCGGATGATCGGCGAGCGCATCGGTGGTGGCGGCATGAGCGGCGCCGAACGCGAAATGGCCAACGTCGCCTTCGAGATGACCGACCAGATCGACATGGTGAACCGCCGCCTGGAATGGATGGCCGCCTCGGCGCTGCTCAAGGGCCAAGTCACGGTGTCCGGGGAAGGCTTCGAAACCACCGTCGTGGACTTCGGTCGCGATCCGCAGCTGAGCATTGCCTTGACCGGCAATAACCAATGGGGTGTGAAGGCCAACTTCAACAACGACGGCCGGGACACTGTACCGGCCGACAATATCGAGCAATGGCAGACCCTGATGCTGCAGCTGTCGGGGGCACAGGCCACTGATCTGGTGTTCAGCACCAAAGCCTGGAAGCTGTTCTCCAACGACGCCAAGGTGTTCGGCGCCATCTACTTCCCGAAGCAGGGCGAGTCCGGCAGCATCAATATTGGCCCGCAGATCGCGCCGGGCGCCGCCTACAAGGGCCGCTGGGGGCAGTTCAATCTCTGGCTCTACAACGAGTGGTTCATCGACGAGAACAATGTCGAGAAGCCCATGATCCCGGACGGCTATGTGATCATGGCCGGCGAGCAGCTGATGGGCTCCCAGGCGTTCGGGCAGATCCTCGACCCCGAGTTCAATTACGAGGCGCTGCCCTATGCGCCCAAGACCTGGGTGGAGAAGGACCCGGCCCAGCGCATGCTGCTGATGCAGAGTTCGCCGCTGGTGATCCCGACCCGCGTCAACGCCTGTCTGTCGGCCAAGGTGGCCTGATGAGCGCCCCTGGAACGGCGGCCAACCTCGTGTCGGCTGTCGTGGCCCCTGGCCGAACCATCGTGGACGAAACTGGCGAACGGGTCGGGCCTGGCGGTACCGCCAAGATCCTGCAGGCCGATTTCAAGGAACTGCTCGACGAGGGATTCATCGTCGACCGCAACGCTCAGAAGAAGGCCGCGCCGGTGACTGGCCCGACCGTGAGCGTCGCCGCCGGGCCCAGCGTCAAGCGGGTGCCCTGATGGCCGTCGACTGGGATGCGCTGGTGCTGGGGCCGCTGGAGCGCATCTTTGGCGAAGGCGGCCAGGACGACCAGCCGCCCCAGCCCATCATGTTCCAGCCTGCCAGCGGCGGCGCGCCGTACCCCATCGATGGCGTGTTCGATGCTGCATGGCGCGACCTGGAACTGGTCGACCCGCTCGGCGTGACCACCACCCAACCGGTGCTAGGCGTGCGGCTGTCGACCTGGACGGCGCTCGGCAAGGCGCCCCCGCAGCAGGACGATCAACTGACCATCCCGCGGACCGCCAAGACCTACATCGTCAGGGAGGTGCGGCCGGATAGCCATGGCGGCGCCAAGCTGATACTCGGGGAAATGTCATGACCACCACCTCGGACCTACGCGAGCTGACGGCGGCTGCCCTCACCGGCCAGACCCTGGCGGCGGATCGCGTCTATTCGGCCCGCACCTGGGCCACCTGGTCGGGGCTCTATCCGGTCATCCTGCTGGCCTCGCCCCAGGAGGACATGGAAGGCCTAGGCCGGGCGGGCGCACCGCAATTCACCGTGACCACGACCCTGCGGGTGGTGGCCCGGGTGCAGGTGCCGGAACAGGCCAACAATGCCGGCGCCGCCCAGGCCCAGTTGCTGCTCGAGCAGATCCAGGAGCAGGTGAAGCGGGCGGTGATCAACAATCCGGCGCTGATGCGCAACCTGCAGCAGATCCCCTTCGTGCGCTCGCAATTCCGCGAGCCGGAGGAGGGGGCGAAAGTCCTGGCCGAACTGGTCATGGACATCGGCATGGAGTTCTACCAGGGGCCAGAGGAGTTCTACCCCCAGGAGGTTGTCGACCTGCAGCAGGTCAGCATCACCAACGACCTGGCCAATGTGTTCGATCCCGCGGGCACCTACCCCAATCCGCCGTACCCGAATGCCGTGCATCCTGCTCCGCGTACCAGCGGGCCGGATGGGCGCACCGAGGGCGGCGTCTCGTTCGATTTCACCCACACCCCATAGGACAGACCCATGCGCGTCTACCCAACCCCGGGCCTGGTCGTGCGCGACCCGGTTCTGCGCGATGCCCTGCCCGCCGAAGGGCGGGACGTGCCCGACGATGACCTCTACTGGGTCCGTCGCGTCCAGGACGGCGACGTCACCCTGACCCCGCCGGCTGCCGGTGGGCGCCAAGTCGTGGCGGCGCCTGCTACCCAACCCACCCAGTCTGACGCCGACAAAGGGAGTGACAAGCCGTGACCGTGCCCTTCAAGAACATCCCCAGCAACCTGCGGGTCCCGCTGTTCTATGCGGAGGTCGATAACTCCCAGGCCAACAGCGGCGCCGAGACCCAGCGCACCCTGATCGTCGGGCAGATCACCGCCCAGGGTACCGCCGTGGTCAACGTGCCGGTCATGGGCCTTGGCGTAGCCGATGCCAAGGCCAAGGGCGGTACCGGCTCCATGTTGGCGCTGATGGCTGCGGCCTACCTGGCGGCTGATAGCTTCGGAGAAGTCTGGTTTCTGCCGCTGGCTGACGCCAGTGGTGCCGTGGCCGCCAGTGGCTCCATCGCCTTTGCCGGCGCGCCTACCGGTACCGGCGTGGTATCGCTATACATCGCTGGCCAGCTGGTCAGCCTGACCGTGACCTCGGCCCAGACGCCCGCGCTCATCGCTACCGCCCTGGTGGCCCAGATCAATGCGACCCTGGACCTGCCGGTGACGGCGGCTGTCTCGGGCAGTGCCGCGGGTACCGTCGTGCTCACGGCGAAGAACGCTGGCACCGGTGGCAACGAGGTGGATCTGCGGCTGAACTACCGGGGCACCGCCGGGGGGGAGAGCACACCGGCCGGCCTGTCCGTGACCGTCACGGCGATGGCCGGCGGCGCGACCAATCCGGTGCTGACCACCGCCCTGGCCGCCCTGGGCGATCAGACCTTCGACTTCATCGTCAGCCCCTACACCGACACCGCGTCGCTCGATGCGCTGAAGGCGCTGCTCAACGACCAGACCGGGCGCTGGAGCTACGCCAAGCAGCTGTATGGCCATGTGTTCGCCGCGGAGCGCGGTACGGTCTCGACGCTGGCCACCGCCGGCAACGCGCGCAACAACCAGCACGAGTCCATCCTGGGCTTCAACGACTCGCCGTCGCCGGCCTGGATCTGGGCGGCGGATGTCGCCGGTACCGCCGCGGTCTCGCTGCGCGCCGATCCGGGTCGCCCGTTGCAGACCCTGGCGCTGAGCACCGTCCTGGCGCCGCCGCTGGCCTCGCGCTTCCAGTTGAGCGAGCGCAACACCTTGCTGTGGGATGGCGTCTCCACCTTCACGGTGGCGAGCGACGGTACCGTGGCCATCGAGAACCTGATCACCACGTACCAGAAGAATGCCTTCGGCTCGGCCGATGACAGCTACCTCGAGGTGGAGACTCTGTTCCTGCTGATGTACGTATTGCGCCAGCAGCGCAGCCTGGTGACCAGCAAGTATGCCCGGGTCAAGCTGGCCGCCGATGGCACCCGCTTCGCGCCGGGCTCCGCCATCGTCACGCCGAAGATCATCAAGGCCGATCTGATCGCGCAGTATCAGCAGCTGGAATACAACGGCTACGTGCAGGACTCGAACACTTTCGCCCAGGCCCTGATCGTGGAGCGCAACGCCACCAACCCGAACCGGGTCGACGTGCTGTGGCCGGGCGAGCTGATCAACCAGCTGCGGGTGTTCGCGCTGCTGGCGCAGTTCCGGCTGTAGGCAGCATGAGGCCTAACGCCACCGCCAGATGCGTACCTTCTGGCGGTATTTGATAAGTTTGGAAACTTTGGCCGAGCACATGAGCCAAGCGATTTCGAAAGCGTATAAAGGCATAGCCATTATAATCGTGATTAGCCTTGACTCTTGCAGAGTATCTGCAAGACCAAGCTTCTCTCGCATCCCAATCGCTGTGATCCATAGTCCAAACCAGACTACTACGATAATTAGATACGAATAGCCGCGAGTTGTTTCGCGCCCAATCCACGCTAAATCAAGCCGATATCTCCTTATCCATCTAAGCTCTCGAAGCTTAAGTGATTTGGCTATTTTCCTTATCGATTTAAGGAGGTGGGCGTGGCTTGACTTCACAACTGCGATCAGTTTTTGAAGGCCCCGAGTTCCTATCCAAACGGCGACGGCACCGCATATCCCCGCAGCAGCGTTATCCCAGAGCCATGACGCGAGTTTCAGTGCGAGAGTTGTGTCTAGCATGACCAGTCTTTGGTGAGTGAAAAGTAGAGTCTTAAGGCACGCCAAATAAGCATGCTTACACGGCGGCAGAGGGTGTCGGCGAATAAAGCTCAGATTTGAGAATGCTGGATCTAGGAAGGCAACCTGACGGCAGTGTAGGCAGGGAGAGGACTAGTCGTCCTGCTCGTCAGCGTCGTCTTCACCCAAGATCACCTTGATCGGGATTCCTCGGGCCTTGCCTGCCTCGATTAGAAGATCAACTAGTTCGGAAAGGCGCAGCGGTGCCTTTGGCTGGTCTATGAAGCTCTCCGTAAGGCGCGCAACGATCTCCGCATTCATAGAGCGGTGATTGTTTCCGGCCGCCACCTCTATCGAATGCTTGAGTTCGGCAGGCAAGCGCAGCTTGTACTGGGGGTCGGTCTGGATGGTCATGCGCGGATGATGGACCAAATAGGTGTTGACGGCAATGGACCTAGTAGGTTCTACTGATTGAACCTACTAGGTCCATCAAGGAGAAACCAATGTCACGCAACGACGCGCAATTCAAGCTCAGGCTGCCGGCTGATCTAAAGGCATGGCTGGAGGCCAGGGCGAAGGAAAACTTCCACAGCATGCAAGCCGAGATCCTGGGCCTGATCCTGGAGGCAAAAAAGCAAGATGAGAAAGCAGGTGCCTGAAAAGAAGAAACCCCGGCGAGTACCAGTCGCCAGGGCTTCAGTAACGTAAACCGACTAGGAAAACGTCATGACGAATCGTAGCACACCGATGCCCAGCGACAAGGCTCTCAAGACCGCATGCCGGGCATGCACCGACATCGCGAACAAGGTTATCTCGGGACAGAGTCCGACCTTCGATAAGCAGACACTTATTTCGAGCCTGCTTGAGCTGTCAGCGCTGGTCCTCGAGGCCCAGGACCGGAATCGCAAACCTCCTCGAGGTACCGCTGGCGCCGCTCTCGGCGTGGCCGCACAGCTTCTGGCTGAAGAGATCGCCAAAGGAAACTGTCTGGAGGTGGTCTCCTTCAGCGACAGCCCGACCCAGCACTGAGGTGGCAGCGATGAGCGAAGAAGTCAGCAAGATCACTCCGGAAAGCCTGCCTGTCATCCAGTACGCGGGGCGTCGGGTTATCACCACAGCGCTGCTCGCAAGCGTCTATGGGACCGACGAGCACAACATCATCAAAAATTACAGTTCGAATGAAGGTCGTTTCGTGCTGGGGAAGCATTACTTCAAGCTTGAGGGGGAAGAGTTGCGCTGGTTCAAGAACAACATCACCCAAAGTGATGTTGTTCAGAAGCGAGCGAAGCATCTCATCCTCTGGACCGAGCGCGGCGCAGCGCGTCACGCCAAGATGCTCGATACCGAAAAGTCCTGGGAGGTGTTCGAGCGGATGGAAGATAGTTACTTCCAGGAGGTGGTGACGTCCGCTCCGGCACAGCAAGAAACGCTGGAGACACTGAAGCTGGGCAGCGATGGCCTGCACTGCCTAAGCGGACTTATGGATGGCAAGCTCGTCCACGTCCCGAAGGCCCTCCGGCCCGGAGCCAAGAACCACATGTGGAGCCAAGTGCGGAAGGCATTCAGCGTCACGAGGGTCGAGGACATCCCTGCCGACCAGATGGACGCTGCGCGTTGCTTCGTTGGTAGTTACACGCTTGAGGGGGTATGGCTCCCTCGCCAGGAACCTGCAAACGACTTCTTCGACTATCCAGCCGCTTGGATCTGGCGGAACAACCCGGCACTCGTCAGCGAGCCTCGCCAGGTCAACGGGAGAAGGGTCTTGTTCTTGGGACTGAAATCGATGGCGCCCAGTGAATTCAAATCGGCGCTCCAGGATGTCGTCCACCGGCTGAAGGCCAAGGGCGCAGATACCCGTGCTCTTGAGCTGGAGCTGGCTGCGCTTCGAGAGCTGATGCGACAGCACAGCAGCCTGATGGACGAGATAGCGTCGCGGATCAGTGACCGGGTGCAGCACATCCCGTTCTTTCCGATTCCCGAACAGCCCGAGCCGCATCGCCCCACGACTTGATTTGTTCTTTCTCGAACCAGCCGCCTTCGGGCGGCTTTTTTATGCCTGGAGGAAACCATGGCAGATAGCAGCAATCGCCTGGCGGGGGTGTGCTACCTCACCGTCGACGGCGCCAACTACATGATGGCCGGGGACTTTTCCTACAAGGTCTCCGGCGTCACCCGCGACACCCTGAAAGGGCAGGACGGCGTGCACGGCTATAGCGAGATGCCGGTGCAAGGCTATATCGGCGGCACCTTGCGGGACTCTGGCGGCCTGTCCATGGCCGCCCTGAATGCCATGACCAGCGTCACCGTGGTGCTGGAGCTGGCCAACGGCAAGACGGTGATCGGCCGCAACATGTGGTCGACCGAGCAGCAAGAAAACAAGACCACCGAGGCCACCATCGAAATGAAATTCGAAGGCCCCAGCGTTACGGAGAATTGAGATGGACGACATCCTGGTACTGACCTTCGCCAAGCCCCTGCAACTGGGTACCGGCGAGAACGCCCAAATCTTCGACAGCGTGGAGCTACGCGAGCCCACGGCCGGCGAGCTGGAGAAGGCCACCCGGGCCGACACCCAGGTCGGCGTGGTGATCAACCTGGTGTCCGCCGTGGGCAAGATCCCGCGCGGTGTCGCCGAGAAGATGAGCCAGCGCGACTTCGCCCGGGCGAGCGCCTTCTTCGGCACTTTTACCGACGCTGGCCAGCAGGAGGCGGCGGCTGGCCAGAGCTGATCGCCGAGCTGACGAAGTACTACGGTTGGGGCCCACGCGAGGCCTGGGCTCTGACCCTCGATGAGCTGGACTGGTGGAACCGCCAGGCCCTGCGGATGACCGGAAACCATGGCCAATAACAGCTTCACGTTCACGATCAGCGCCGTGGACAAGGCCACGGCCACGGTGCGCAAGGTCAATGCCGCCGTCGACCGGCTGACGGCGCCCTTTACCCGCACCGCAACCGCCTTCAAGGGCCTGGGCCGCGAGCTGGGCTTCCAGAAGATCGGCAACGACCTCAAGGCCATCGGCCACGAGGCCGGCAGCGCGGCGCGCAGCATCGGCGCCATCGTCGCACCCATGGCTGCTATCACTGGCCTGGGTACCGTCGCCGGCATCGCCGCGCTGGCGGACAACTGGGCGAAGCTCGGCCGCAACATCGACAACAGCGCTCGTAACATCGGCGTGAGCACCGGCCAGCTGCAGAGCTTCCAGGGCGCCGCCAAGCTGGTGGGCATCTCGACCGAGACCACCACCAGCAGCCTGGAAGCGCTCGGCACCACCATGCAGGACGCCCAATGGGGCCGTAACCAAGGCGCGCTGCTCATGCTCAACAAGCTGGGCATCGGCCTGAAGAAGACCAAGACCGGCGCCAACGATGTGGTGGGCGAATACAAGGCCATCGCCGACGCCATCGCCAAGCAGGCCAACCCCCAGGTCCAGGCACTGATCGCCAACAGCCTGGGGCTGGGCGCCATGCTGCCGTTCCTGCGCGAGGGTTCGAAGGGCATCACCGAATACGAGGCCCAGGTCGAGCGCCTGGGCTTCGTCATGGATCAGCAGGCCATCGAGCGCTCCAAGGGCTTCGCCCGCAGCCTCGCCGGCCTGGACATGGCGCTGGAAGGGACCAAGAACACCATCGGCAACGAGCTGATCCCGATCTTCAAGCCGCTGGTGGACCAGTTCACCCACTGGCTGGCGAAGAATCGGGAGCTGATCGCGACCGACGTCGCTGGTTGGGCGAAGGGCTTCGCGACCTGGGTTAACAACATCGACTGGAAGGCCGTTGGCCAGGGGCTGACCGACTTCATTGCTGGCATCAAGAAGACAGTCGACTGGCTGGGCGGCTGGGAAAACGCGGCCATCGCCGTGGCGGTGGTGATGAACGCTAGCCTGATCGTCAGCGTGCTCTCCCTGGGTGGCCACCTGCTCAAGGCGGGTGCCGGCATCCTGAGTTTCGTTGGCCTGCTGACGCAATGGAAGACGGCAGCTACCGCCGCGGCAACGGCTCAAGGGACCTTGGGTGCCGCTACTGCCGCTTCGGGTGGATTGGGGTTGGCCAGCAAGCTTGGGATGGTCGGGCTGGCTGGTGCTGCTGGTTATGGCGTTGGAACGCTGATCAATGGCCACCTGATCGAAGGCACCGCCGCGGGCGACTGGATCGGCGAGAAGACGGCCAAGACCCTGGCCTTCTTCGGCAACTCCGATGCGAAGGACGCGGTGATGACCAACGACCTGGCCAAGGGCGTGGTGCCCGGAGGCAAGGAGGCCGCGGCGCGCGCCACGCAGTTCTTCGTCGCCAAGGGCTGGTCGCCGGAGCAGGCGGCCGGGATCTCGGCGAATCTCGGCCTGGAGAGCAACTACAACCCCCATGCGATTGGTGACATGGGGCGCGCCTATGGCATCGGTCAATGGCACTACGAGCGTCAGCAGGCCTTCCAGAAGTGGGCTGGCAAAAACATGCGCCAGTCCACCCTGGATGAGCAGCTGGCCTTCGTCGACTACGAAATGCGGCAGGGCAGCGAGCAGGCGGCCGGCCGGCGCCTGAGTGGCGCCCGGACGGCGCGCGAAGCGGGTGAGATCGTGTCGCGCTACTACGAGCGACCGGCCGATGCCGATGGTGACGCCAGGCGCCGTGGGCAGCTGGCCGAAGCGCTCCTGGCACCGTCTGGCCCGGCCAGTATCGCGAAGGCAGCACCGGCTCCCGGTACGGTGGCCAATCGTCAGCCCCCACAGCCTGTCGTAATGCTGGCCCCCCAGAAGCAGCCGCCGGCTGTGGTTGCCCCTGAGGCGCCTACTGCAACGCCGCTCGGCTCTCCGGCGCAAGCGCAACCGGCCCCCTTGGGACCTCAATCGGCGCCGCGCGCGGTCCAGCAGCAGGCGCCGGCCGGACCCTACTCGCAGGGCGCCGGCAAGGTAGAAAACAGCAAGATCCAGCTGGAGATCGAGATGAAGAACGCGCCGGAAGGCACCAAGGCCAAGGTCAAGTCGGCTGAGGGGCCCGCGCAGGTCAGCAGCAGAGTCGGCTATTCAGGCGTGGGGGCGTTGGTATGAGCGTGCTAACCGAACTGGGCGACATCGCTGCTGATTACTTCAATCAGAAGCCGTGGGCGCAGGATCTGCGCCAGGCATCGTTCCGTGGGGTGCCGTTCGCAGTCTATGGCGCTGACCTTCGCGCGGGTCGCCGCGTGGCGCCCCACCAGTACCCGGGGCGTGACATCCCCTATGTCGAGGACATGGGCCGCTCGATGCGGCTGATCCGCATGACCGGCTTCATGGTTAGCGACAGCCTGGTCTACGGTGGCGGCGACGCCAGGGCGCAACGTGACGCCCTGGTGGCGGCTGCCGAGAAGGCCGGTCCCGGCACCCTGGTACATCCTTCGCTGGGCAACCTGACCGTCAGCGTTCCAGACGGCGGGCTGCAGGTGGTCGAACGCTGGGACAAGGGCCGCTATTTCGAACTGAACCTGACCTTCATCGAGTCGGGCGAGCGGATCTTTCCGAGCGCTCAGGCCTCGACCGTCAGCCTGCTCGACAAGCTGGCCAAGGCGCTGGGGCTGTCGGCGGCGCTGGACTTCGCTCAGGCCGTCATTGGCGGCATCAACCAGGTGCTGAACACCGTCGAGGGCGTGATTCGCTTCGGCAGCGCCATCGTTGGGATGGTGGTCAACGTGGTGGCGGGCTTCCAGGAGCTGGTCGGCCGCATCACGCGCGACATGCGCAGCATCATGGGCCTGTCGGGGCTACTCACCGGCAACTATGGCCGGTATGCCAATGGCAACGTCAGCAGCGCGTTGATCGCCAGCCGCAAGCCCTTGGCTCCCGGTGCGACGATGGACGACCTGCTGGCGCGCAACACCGCCAACCGCGCCGCTGTCCAGGCTGCCCAGGCGAACCTGACCACCGCGGCCGGCGCTCTCGATGCCCGCAGCGGCACGGCGTTTGTGGCGGCGGCCCAGGGCGTGCTCGATGCGTTGGTGGCCGATATCGCCGATCCAGGGGATGCCATCGCGTTGCTGGGACCTCTTGCCCGGTACACACCGGCCGGCTTCACCAGCAAGAGCACCATCGGCGCCGCCCAGGCCACCGCCCAGGCGGCGACCTCGGCGCTGTTGCGGCGGCTGTCGCTGGTGTCCCTGGCCCAGGTCGTGGCGGTCTATGTGCCAGCGTCGAGCGACGAGGCCCTGGCCACGCTGGCGACGGTGGTCGGCTACATCGATGTGGAAATCACCGTAGCCGGCGATGCTTGTGACGATGCGAGCTATACCGCGCTGCGCGCCCTGCGCCAGGGTGTCGTCAGCGCCTTGACCACCACCGGGGCCACGCTGCCGCAGCTGGAAACCTTCACTTTTCGGGCGCCCCTGCCGGCGCTGGTCATGGCGGATCGTCTCTATGGTGACCCCGGCAGGGCTGGCGAGCTGATCGAACAGGCCAATCCCATCCATCCCGCCTTCATGCCGGTGACGGTCAAGGCCCTGGCTAACTGAGGACGACATGGCAGACGGTGAATTGCTGCTGAGCATCGGCGAGCAGCAGGTCTACGGCTGGACGCAGATCCGCGTGACGCGCGGCATCGAGCGGCTGCCCAGCGATTTCGATATCGGCATGACCGAACGCTGGCCGGGCGAATTGTCCCGGCTCGAGGTCGACCCAGGCATGGCCTGCCAGGTGCGGATGGACGACGACTTGGTGATCACGGGCTACGTCGATGACTACGACCCGTCTTTCGATGCCGAGAGCCACCAGGTGCGGGTAGCCGGGCGCTCGAAATGCGCGGACCTGATCGACTGCGCCGCCGAGTGGCCGGGCGGCCAAATCAGTAACGCCACCGTCCTGGGCGTGGCGCAGAAGCTGGCCTCGGTCTATGGGCCCATGGTGAACGGCAAGGCTGAGGGTATCCCGGTGGCCACCGACGTGCCCGATCTGGTGGTGCTGCCGCAAACCAACGTCATGCTCGGCGAGTCGGCCTTCGAGATCATCGAGCGGATGGCGCGTTTCTCCGCGGTGCTGGCCTACGACCGGCCGGATGGTAGCCTGCTCCTGACCCGGGTCGGCACGCGCCGCGCCGGCAGCGACCTGGTGGAAGGGCAGAACATCCAGCGCGCCAGTGCCCGCTACTCGGCGGCCATGCGCTATTCGACCTATGCCGCCTATATCCAGTCCGCAGACACCTACCTGGACGCCGGATCGGCCGGCAACCTGATCGGCATCGCGCGCGACCCCAATGTGACCCGCCACCGCGGGTTGGTGATCATCTCCGAGGGCGGCGGCTTGGGTAACGACATCGCCCTGCAGCGCGCCCGCTGGGAGGCGGCAAGGCGGGTAGGGCGCTCGCGGGTGGTCACCCTCGTGACCGACAGCTGGCGCGACGGCGCGGGCCAACTGTGGGAGCCGAACACCCTGGTGTCGGTCACCTCGCCGCGGCTGAAGCTCAGCGCGGAAAGCCTGCTGATCGCCGAGGTGACCTATGCCCGCGACGACTACTACGGCACCACGGCGACCCTGACTCTGCTGGCTCCCGAAGCCTTCTTGCCACAGCCCATCAACCTGACCCCGCTTTGGGGCGATATCCCGACGGTGACGCCATGACCCCCGATCCGATAGGCCTGCTGAGGTCGCTGCAGCGCCGCATCCTGCTGCTGGTGGGGTGGGGCAGGGTGACTTTCAGCGATGACACCCAGGGCGTGCAGCTGCTGCAGGTGAAGTTGAACGACAGCGAGACCCGCGACGGGACGCCGCGGCTGGCGGAGTTCGGGCTGACCTCGCGGCCCCCGGCGGGCGCCGATCTGCTGCTGGCCTTCATGGCGGGCGACCGCTCCAAGGCGGTGGTGGTCGCCACCGGCCACCAGGCGTCGCGACCCAAAGGCCTCACCGAGGGGGAGACGATGCTCTACGACCTCTGGGGCAAGCACCTGCACCTCGCCCAGGGCGGCATCGTCATCGAGGCCGGCGGCCTGCCGGTGACGGTCAACAACGCCACCCAGGTGACCATCAACGCCAGCGACTCGGTGGTGATGAACACCCCCTTGCTGAAGGTCAGCGGCGATATCCAGGCGGGCGGCAACGTCAGCGACGCGACCCGCAGCATGGCGGCCGACCGGGCGCTCTTCAACCAGCACACCAACGGGAGCGGCACCACCACGCCGACACCGCAGCAATGACCGACATTTCGACAACCTGGATCGTCCAGAGCGGAACCGGCGACTGGAGTATCGCCGACGGTCAGTTGGCCAGCGGCGACGACCTGGCAACGGCGGTGCTAATCAGCCTATTTACCGACCGCCGCGCCACCGACGACCAGGTGCCCCCGGATGGCAGCGGCGACCGCCGCGGCTGGTGGGGCGACCTCGATCAGGGCGTACCCATAGGTTCGCGGCTCTGGCTGCTGGACCGCGAGAAGCTGACCGATGAGGTCGCTGCCGACGCCAAGGTCTATATCGCCGAGGCCCTGCAGTGGCTGATTGATGACCAGGTGGCGACCCGCGTGGAAGTGGCCACTGGCATCAGCGGACGCAACCAGCTCGACGCCGTGGTGCGGATCACGCGCCAGGATGGTACCGCCACCACCCTGAAATACGGTTGGGCCTGGAGCCCGACCTAACCGCCCATAGGGCAACCAGCCGCCTGCGGGCGGTTTTTTTCTGCCTGGAGTTCAGCCATGCCCTTCGTGCGGCCGACGCTTTCCGATCTGCGCGCCCAGGTGGCGGCGGACATCACCGCCGGCCTGCCGACCGTGGACGGCCTGCTGCGCTTTTCCAATCTCAAGATCCTGGGCGATGCCCTGGCTGGCCTGGGCCACCTGAACTATGGCTATCTCGACTGGATTGCTCGCCAGGCCTGCCCCTATACCGCCACCGAGGAATACCTAGAAGCCTGGGGAGCACTGAAAAAGGTCTACCGCAAGGCTGCCACGCCTGCGACAGGGAAGGTCACGTTTTCGGGTGCGGTCGGTCGGGTAATCGATGCCGGCACCCAGGTGGTGCGCAGCGATACCACCGGCTTCGTCACGGTGGGCAGCGCTACGGTCGGCGCTACGGGAACGGTGGTCGTAACCGTCACGGCCAGCACGCCGGGCGCCGCCGGCAATACCGCGGCCGGCTCCCTCATGGCGCTGGGATCGTCCATCACGGGGATCAGCTCCAGCGGCGCGGTGACGATTGCCATTACCGGCGGCGCCGATCAGGAGCAGGACAGCGCCCTGTTCGAGCGCATCTTGGCGGCCTACCAGAACACCCCCAACGGCGGCTCCAAGACCGATTACATCGAATGGGCCATGGCCGTCCCCGGTGTGACCCGTGCCTGGTGCAATCCGAACGGCTTCGGTGCTGGAACGGTGGTGGTCTACGCCATGCTCGACTCGGCCAACGCCGCGCAGAGTGGCTTCCCGCAGGGGAAGAACGGCATCTCGGCGAACGACAATCGCGTCACCCAGGGCAGCCTGGCCAGCGGCGATCAGCTAACGATCGCCAATGCCGTCTTCATCGATCAGCCTGTCACCGCCCTGGTGTACGTCTGCTCGCCTATCGCTCAGGCCGTGAACTTCACGATCAGCGGCCTGACCAGCGCCAGCACAGCGACGCGCTCTGCTATCGCCGCGGCGATTGCCGAGGTTTTCCTCGAGTACGGCTCGCCCACGCCCGCTGATACCCCCCAGGTGCCACTGTCGGCTATCGAGTCGGCCATTGCGGCGATTGCCGGTACCGCCGGCTTCGTTATCACTGCCCCGGCCGGAAATCTGGTCAACGCTCTGGGCTACCTGCCGATCCTCGGCACCATCACCTATAGCTGACAACCATGGCCAAACCCTCATTTTCTACCGCCGACTTCACCTCGGCGCTCCTCGGGCTATTGCCCCGCGGCCGGGCCTGGCCCAAGGGGCTGGATAGCGTCCATGCCAGGGCCGTGTCCTGCTATGCGCCGACCTTCCAACGCCTGAGCGATACCGCGGTGGGGCTATTGGTGGATGCCTTCCCGGCGACCACCGTCGACCTTCTGCCCGAGTGGGAGGCATCGCTGGGGTTGCCCGATCCATGCGCGGGCCCGTCGCCCACGCTGCAAGCGCGCCGCGCCCAGGTGGTGGCGCGCTTCACCAACAGCGGCGGCCAGTCGGTCGCCTTCTTCGTGGCCTTCGCCGCCAGCCTCGGCTACAGCGTGACGGTCACGCAATACGCCCCGTTCCGTGTCGGGCAGGCGGCCTGCGGCCAGCCCCTGGGCGGCGAGGAGTGGGCCCACACCTGGGCCATCAACAGCAGCCTGAACACCATCACGCGGTTTCGCGTCGGGCAATCGTCCGTCAGCGAGCCGCTGGCCAGCTGGAGCAACCGGGTCCTCGAATGCGAGCTCGCCCAGGCGAAGCCGGCCCATACCTTCCTACAATTCCACTATTCGTAAGAGGCGCTATGTTCCCGATCGATAACTCGACAGCGGCCGCCACTCAGCCCGCCAGTACCAGCCCCGGCACACCCGGCTTCTTCACCGATGGCAACCCGGCAACGGGCGTCGCCGCGACGGTGCTGCCGGCCGAATTCATGAATATGCTGATGCTCGAACTGCTGAACGTGGTCAATGCGGCCGGAATCACGCCGTCGAAAACAGCGACTGGCCAGGTGCGCGACGCCATCAAGGCGCTCTCCCAGCAGGGCGGTGCTGTGTATGGCGTGGATACGGGCGCCGCCAACGCCTACGCGGTCACCTACACCCCGGCGGTCACGTCTGTCGTCGACGGTATGGTATTGCGCTTCGTGGCAGCCAATGCCAATACCGGTGCAGCAACCTTTGCCCCGAATGGCCTGCCCTCGCTCCCGATATTGCCTCTGGCAGCAGGCCCCTTGCTGGGCGGCGAGATCGCCGCGGGTAGCTCTTGCGTGCTGGTGTATGTGGCGCAGAAAAAGAGCTGGTTCTTGCTGTCGGCCACCGCTGGGGCGCAGCGCCTGGCGACCGTGGCCATGGGCAAGGCGGATATGAATGCAGCCCTGCCCGTCGGCTTTACCAGCTATAACGGCGCGGACTCCGATGCGGCGACCTACAACTGGCCGGTGCTGGCGGGGGGGAGCTCCATGCTGGTCTGGTGGAACGTCCAGACTGATGGTGTAAGCACGAGCCCGACCCGGTTGAAGCAGGTGGCCAGCCAGGCTTTCGCCGGGGCACACCAGGGGCGCACTTTCCTGCGAGAGCTGCATGACACCACCTGGTCGCCATGGCGGGAATTCGTCTTCGCCGATGCTCGAGGTGTCGCCCGGTTCACCGGGTCTGGGGGCTGGGTATGTCCGAATGGCATAACCACGGCTTACCTGTCGGGCTGCGCCGCAGGCGCGGGCGGCGGTGGTGGTGGCGGTGCCAACAATTCTTCCGGCGTAGGTGCAGGCGGATCGGGCGGCTCTGCGGGACAGTCAGTCATCCGGGTTCCCGTATCGGTCACGCCTGGCCAGACCTATCAAGTCACCATCGGCGCTGCGGGAAATGGCGGATCAGCCGGGACGCCCTCGCAAAGCGGGGGAAACAGCGGTGGCGGCGGCAACACGTCCTTCGGAAATCTGCTGGTACTCACGGGAGGTGGCGCCGGTAATGGAGGGGTGTCATTCACCGGCTCGCTCCCTGCGGGTGGCGCGCCGGGTGCTGGCTTCCCACAGGGCTCTTGTGGGTGCGACGGCATCGTCGGCACGAACGGAGGTGTCGGTAATGGCGGGGCTGGCGCGTCGACGCCCTTTGGAGGTGGAGGCGGTGCTGGGCGCGGCGGATCTACGGGGGTTGGTGGCACTCCGGCCTCTGGATATGGCGCGGGCGGCGGCGGTGGTGGCGGTGGTTACGGCAACTCCAACACAGGCGCTAACGGCGGCGCAGGTGCTGCAGGCGCGCCAGGACTCTTGATAGTGGAGTGGTAGAAATGGCTGATCGATACGCGGTTGTCAGTGACGGAAAAGTCACGAACGTTCTGATGTGGGATGGGGTTTCCTTTATTGACCTAGCCGAGGGCGAAGACCTGGTACTGGCGCTCAGTGCAGATATCGGGTGGGACTACAAAGGCGGTGAGCTGATCGCTCCTGCCGCGCCTGCGGCGCCGGCCCCAACGGCTGCAGAACTGGCCGACATCATCGCTGCGCGGCGCTACCAGGCTGAGTCTGCCGGCATCACCGTGAACGGCATGGCCGTTGCCACGGATGACCGCAGCCAGGGCCTGATCACCGGCGCGGCCTTCGCGGCGAGCCTCGATAGCTCTTACACCTGCAACTGGAAGACTGAGGCCGGCTTCGTGAAGCTCGATGCGAAAGCGTTGATTGCCGTGGCACAGGCCGTCCGGACGCACGTACAGAGCTGTTTCGACCGGGAGGCCGATCTGCTCGCCGCGGTGAAGTCCGGCAAATACACCGCCGACCAGCTCGATAAGGGCTGGCCATCGTGAGCCCCCTGATTCAACTCCTAGCCCGCCTCGCGCGGGCTTTTTTTCGTCCGGAGAAAGCCATGCTCGATCAGCTCACAGAGCAGAAGCTCGTCGCCATCCTGCCGAATAGCCAGGCGGTGGCCGCAGTGTTCGTCCCAGCTCTGAATGCCGCCATGGCGCGGTACGCCATTGACCAGAATGTCGATCGCATGGCCGCATTCCTCGCCCAGTGCGGCCACGAGTCCGGCCAGCTGACGCAGCTGGTGGAAAACCTGAACTACAGCGCTGCCGGCCTGGCCAGCACCTGGCCGAATCGCTATGCAGTAAATCCGTCCGTGGTACCGCGCACGCCGAACGAGCTGGCGGCGAAGATCGCCAGAAATCCCCAGGCCATCGCGAACAACGCCTACGCCAATCGCAATGGCAATGGACCGGAGTCGTCCAGAGACGGCTGGAGGTACCGGGGGAGGGGGCTGCTTCAGGTCACAGGTCGAGCGAACTATGCTGCTTGTGGTGTCGCCCTGGGCCTGGACCTGCTGGCGGAACCAGAGCTGCTCGAGCAGCCCGAGCATGCCGCCATGTCCGCGGCCCAGTTCTGGAGCGTCAACGGCCTTAACCAACTGGCCGGTGCTGGCCGCTTTGACGACATCACCCGACGGATCAATGGCGGCACGGTGGGCGCGGCTGATCGCATCGCCCTGCGCGACCGCGCGTTGCAGGTGCTGGCGTGAACGCCTGGCTGATGCAGTACCGCGTCGCGGCATGGGCGGCCGGCGTCATCTTGCTGCTTGCTCTGGGGGCCGGCATCGGTGGCTGGACGGGGTACTCGCTGACCGCCGGACACTACCGGCCCATCGTCGACGCGCAGCAGAAAGCGGCTGAGACCTCGGCCAGCAACTTGGCGTCTTGCCGTACCACCGCCAGCACCTTGGAAGGCCAGCTCGGTGAGCAAAACCAGGCGCTGGCTAATCTGCGCCAGGCCGCCGAGGAGCGCGCGAAGCGTGCTGAGCCGATCCAGCAGCAGGCCGCTAAAGCTGCCGGCGAGGACTACCAGGCAGCCAACCGCCTGCAGCAGGAGCGCACCGGGGGCGACCCGGCGGCGGCGGCTGCGAACATCATCGATAAGGAGCTAGGGCTATGAGGTGGATCATCGTGGGAGCGGTAGTTGCGCTGGCTGGGTGCGTTGGCCAGCCCGTTGCCGAGCCTGAGCCGCGCGTAGTGCGCATAGAGGTGCCAGTCCAGGTGCCGTGCCCTGTTACGGTGCCAGCAGTGCCTGCCTGGGCGGGGGAGGGTTTGCGCAGGAGCGACGGCCTTGAGGTAAAGGTGAGGGCGCTCCTGGCAGAGCGTAGACAGCGGATTGGCTATGAGCGGGAATTGGTCGCGACAGTAGTAACCTGCCAATGAAGCCTTGAACTCGAACACTGCGTTGGCACGGATCGGCGGTTTGTATCTTTATGAAGTTGTTGTGTTAGGTGGATCTGCCTCAGCTTTAGACTTATGTCTCGCCTGCTTCATGATTCCTTTCATGTGATCTAGAAGAGGTTTTTCAGGCTTGATGCGGATACGTTGGCTGTTCGAAAAATGGAGTGTAATTCTAAATGTCTTGATGTCGAGTGCGTTGCGAAACGTCCTCGCTTGCTGGGAAACCCAGTTATCTTCATCAAGTAAAAAGCCGTAATGTGCTGAATCCCCATCGTTCAATGGAACCATAAGCCGATCGCTGAAAATTGTAGGCTGGTCCATTTTAATGAAGCCATGCTGTTTTCGTATGAATCCATGGCTAAGCGAAATGGTGGCTACCCTGAAGGGTCTTTCGCCTGTGTTCGTAACATGGATCGACGCAAGCGTTGCTTGATGAGTGCCTGTAATTACTCTGATGCCACAGAAAGCAGTTGCGCTGACCCGTTGAGCGGATTTGGATAGATACAGTGCCAATCCAGAGGCCAAAACTGACCCGGTCGCGCTGGCCCAATCTGCTAATGATCCCCAGTCTATCCCCACGGTGCTCAAGGTGTCTCCATGCTTTTAATAAGTTGCCGGCAATAAGCCGAAACGGACTAGTCTGTCAGCCTGCTTAAGTAAGTTTCCTAGCCATCTCAATAGTCCTTTTCACCTCCCCGCGGTGACAATCTTTGTACGGCAGTCTGCTTCCGCATGGGCATTGGCGCGAGCTTGATCCTGATCCTTGAAATAACATGGATAACATGAATTTAGCTTTGTCTATCCTTGATGCCAATTTTGCCTGCCACGGCTCAAGCTTTTGACCGTTTCGAATATTTCCAAATAAGCTGTAATGAAGATTTCCAACTTCGATAAAGTCAGTAACAACCTCTATTTTCTTAGTCGCGGATCGAACGTTGTTTATGCGGATTCCTTCGAAGCCAAGGCAGTTATCTTCTATGAATGCAATTAGGGGCTCTTCTTTAGGGGTGACATCAATCAAACTTCCTTCTTTGTTTCTCCAAACCGCATGCGCCTCTGCTTCTGCGTAGAAATTTGGCCATTCCCATATTTGCCATCCCCAAACAGAAGATCCACCTTCCTTTTCGACCTGTATATCAACATTCGAATAACATTCATTAGGCAGCGCCCCTGGAGATGGAATTACAGGAACGTATAAAATTTCCTTGTCAGGGCTTATATTTTTAGCAAAGTCTAAAGATTCGCTAGCTAGGTTTATGGGGGTCGTTAATAGTGATCGAAACGCCATATATTCATCCTTCCCTGTGTTGTTGAGAAATCTTATGGATCTTGTCGCGGGTTCACAAGGCCAAGCAGCGTTTGATCGGTTGCCAGCAGTGTGATGACTATGAGCAAGAGCTGACCTCCGGGGTGGCTAGGTGCCATTAATCGCCGTTCGTCGTTGTCAAGCTTGCTGCTCGACAATCGTATGACTACTGTATGAAAAAACAGTATCGGGCGATGCCATGGAACAAGTCGACGAATTCGGCAGCTTCGGGAACGATGACTTCGACCCAGATAGCCTTGAGATGATCAGGAACGAGCGTGACCTCTACATCGAAGAGGTCGAGATCATGCGTGGCGTCATGAGCCGCCTGCGGCAGAGTCTGCTCACCATCCTGGCTGAGCGTGATCAGCTTTGGACCGAGGTTCGCATCGTCCGCGGGCTCAGACAGCTTGGTGTCCAGCCGCGGATGGCCGGAGGGGGCGATGGCGCTCCCGCAAGATCACTGGAGCCGATCGACGAAAAGTATCGAAAGTTGCTGCTGGCGGTGGATATTGCTGAGAAGGAGAGCGAGCACCTGCGGAAGGAACTGGCCGCCGCTAGGGCGATGGCTATCGACGAGAAGATGGACGCCGATCGGCTGCGCAGCCAGATCAGTTGGCTGCAGGGAAAACGGTAG